GTATAAGAGACAGATATGCCACATTGGGCACTCGAAAAATTCCGAAACCGCTCAATAGTTAGGCTCATCTCCGCGCTGTCAAGATCAGAAGAACTTCGTAGATACTTTATCCGACCCAAAAACTTGTCTTCTCTCTCACGGACGAAAGTGTCTTTGTTGCAGAGAATCTTGTAATAGTTCCGCTTTACATATTCCATCGTTTCACCGATTTGGCAACCGAAATAAGCAAGGCAGACATGAAGGTATTTGTTCTGATTTAAAGATCTTTGCGGTTTCTTTTCCGTCAATTCAAACACCTTCTGTTCCTTTATCAACTTCTCCAGCTTCGCTCTTGCCTGCTGGACGTGGAGAGGATTAGAGCCATCGTACTTCATCAGAAGGGCAAATCTAGATCATTATCCGACACGCTAGGAGCATTATTTATATCCTCTGGGCTAGGTGATGTATTCTGAGGTACAAACTCTTTGAGGTCACCAAAAATATACCGTGTACCTTCTACCCGTTCCTCTCTTTTAGGAGAACAAGTGATGAAATGCGTATGCCCGAACTGGGATTTCTCTTTGCGCTCGATAACAGCCACATTCACATAGATTCTTTCAACTCCGTCTTTACACTTAATTTTCTTCATCTGCTCACGAGGTATATCAGAGAGACAGATAGAACCACTTAAAATTGCCATAATTAATTTTCTATTTTTTCTTTTAATAAATACCTGGTTAAATCTCTGTATTCTGCCCACTCTAAAAAAGAGTGTAGCAGATTCATATTATCTTGCTCCATACCATCATAACGATAACATGTGATAGAAGGCTCATATCGTTTCAGTGGAAGTCCTCTGACATCATATCCATGCTTATCTTTGTCGTATCCTTCAAAGATGAACAAGTCAAAGTGAAACACGTCTAAATTGAATAGCTGGAGATAAAATCGCCATTGGCAAGAATTGATGTAATCGGCATCGGCAGGATAAGAATATTTAGTCTTAATGTCCCTGATCTCCACACCATTCACCATATCGGCACATCCTGTTATAATAGCATCTCCAAAATCCTTATACAGTCTTATCTCATGAAAAGCATTCGGGTATTCGTTACGATAGGAAAGCGCGGTTTTGCATTGTGCAATATCCATAATCACTTTATCACCTTCAATGTCAAAGGATCTACCACAAGGAACAGGCTCTTTCTGTTCTTTTCCATAATAGAGGAAGGTACGCTCGCCTGCATCTACTTTCTCGCATTGCGGTGTACCTTCTTCTACGATTTTATGGAAAGCGGTTCCGATTTTTGTATATGAATTGCCTTCAAATACACCTGTTATACTGTCAATAACCGATTGCTCGGTTATCTCGTAGTTGGCATAATCGCTTTGCTCTATGTACTTTCGGAATGCTTCTAAAATTGTTACGCGAATTAGCGGTATCATACTTTCACGAATAACTTTTTATCTTGATCGAAAGTGAATCCTTTTGCTGCAAGACTCTTCTGCATCTCAGAAAAGAAGGGTACTCGCATAATTTTAGGTAATAGTTTTGTAGCCTCCATCAAGGCAAGAATATCTTCATCGGTCATTGCGGCGGCAAGCTGTTCACGTATTGCCGCAAGCTGTTCATTAGCTTTTGCTTGTGCTTCTCCTTTTCCTTGAATTGATATCTTCACTTTCGATATAATGTCAGACATACATGTATCAAACTCGGTTGTTCCATAATCAGGTATTACCACAGTTCCAAGTCCTGCTACATTTTTGCCTACAAAATTATCCAACGGTGCAAATGAAATAGAACGCTTCCCATTTTGTATGAATACATATCCAACTTGGTCAGCTATCCTGACAAGCAGGTCTTTTGATTGCCCTGTGCAATCCGGAGAGTGCTTTATCACATCACCGTCTGCCGTTTCCTTGTCATGGCATATAAAAACAATGTCAGAACCATTCGAGCGAAGAAAGTTGACGAACTCTTTAAAGTCCTCGCCCATCTGCCCAAACCGTTTTAAAGTATTCGTTTTCAATTTATAATTATTGTCAATAGCATATTGACTCAGATAATCGTCTATCATTGATTTGGCTGTATCGACAACTATTGTTTTGTAATCTTTCATAGATTCACGTTCTGAATCAATATCTTTCCAACATTTAGCCATTATGGTATCACAACGTTGTACTGCGCGGTCTGCCCCCCTGTCGCAATCTATCAATAAAGGATTATCCGCTGTTGTAGCTACTGAGGTTTTCCCACTTCCGGGTACTCCATATAATACAATAATTACAGGACGCTCCGGTAAAACATCATTTTTCTTAACTATAGGCATAATATTTAAATTTTAAAATGTTCGCTTTTACCAACACAAAAAAGGCAGGTCCGCAGTCCTTACAAAGTTCCGCTTCCTGCCATGATATCTTTCCACTTCTTCAAGTTCGTTTCCTAGAGAATCGATTTCTTCATTAAGCAAGGATATATACTTGCCCTTACATTCAGCATTGAATGTGAGCCTTACCGATTCCTCACTCATTGACTGGACTATATCAAGCTCTGAATAAAGCTTTTCCAATTCATCGCTTATCTGGCTTATAGTTCTCATACCTTTTCAAGAAATTGGATCGGCAATGAGCATACACCTTTCATATTAGGATATTTGACATCAGCATATCCGTTAGCGATATAAACTATTGTACCTGTCAACGTATCACCTATCTCACGTACTTTATCACCTTTCTTCATAAACATTTTATTTTAAGTTCAACTTTAACCGGAGGATTCTCCATCCTGGAAAATCCGTCAAGAATTTGCTCTTTAAGAAGTTTTGGAGGTCTGTCAGTAATCTTACTATCCAATACAGACAGTTCCTCACGTTCACCGTCATAAAACACAAGCGTTACGCCTTGAACTATATATGGATTCATGGCAGTTCGGTATAAGTAAGATTTACACCAATGCAGTCATGTGTCGCACGGATACTGTTACGGTATTTCTCCAAATCATCCACCATAACAGGCATGAACAATTTTACTGTATCCCTGCCACCACTGGCATACACAAGCTGGTAACTTGTTATTTGATATTTCTTTTCCATGATATTTATATTATTGCGGCAATGGTTTCCAAAAATTAATATCCCATGCTCGGTTAGTATTTCCACATATCCAAATGTTCTTCTTATGCTCACTATCGAATACCAACATCCCGGTATTCACAAATTTCCCGGAACTCTTCACAAGCACTCTTGTGTCCAATGGTGGAGGATCTTTTTCTGCATTCCTCCATTTCATGGATTCCAAAACAAATTGAGCACCTTTCTCAAAATCCACTGATGCTGTCTTTTTATGGGTAAGCCCTCGTATACCATCCGCATACTCCTTGGCTTTCATTTTTATAATATCTTTATTCATGATAACTTAACTTGTTTCCAATTAAAAAGCTCCTGCTATCTTCACAGACTACAGGAGCAAAACCTAAACGACTTAATCTATCACTTATGATAACTTACAGCCACCGTCAGCGGAATCGGACCGCCATACTATCCGTTAAATGAAAGTAGAGATTAGAACAGATAATTATTTATGTTTATTTCCTTAGACAGTACCAACCATGGACGGTGAAATTCCGTACCTATATTCACATACCGGCACGGACAGACAACATTAACTTTATGAAAATAACAAAAAAACTAGATGAAAAAATCATTCATATTCCTTTAACTCCTTATATGTCATTACCACCAATCTCACACAAAATAATGAGATAATAGAAAATATAATCACCGATACGGATTTTATAGGGCTTTCCGTAACTATCGCACCATAAATCATTCCTAAGGAACATAGTGTGGCAAATATAGACAGGATAAAATTAGCTGTTTTCATTATATTATTTTGGGGGAAGTTTACTGAACCACTGGTGGAAGCTCTTGTATTTGCTTCATAATGTTAGATACTTCATTCGCATCTACATAGCCGATTACATCATTTGTTATTGAAGTGTTATAGCAAATTCCATTATTATCAAGAACTGCAACCTCATAAGTATCAATACCATTGGAGTAGAACAAAGTGCCTTTTAATACACTTATTCCATATCCGTTCTCAAACTGCATTTTAGCATGCTTTGCGTTCATATATTCCTCACGGATGGAAGAAGGTAAGAGAAATGCATTTTTAGTCATTTCATGTTGTTTAAAAACCAAATCCTTGAATTGTTTTAGTTCGTTCATGTCATTTTAATTATGAGTTTGTTCCCCTCAACGGCTTAAACCGGTTGTTACCCCGAATCTTACGGGAGGGGATATATTAGACCTTCCGGCGGTACTTGTGCCCAACCAAGTTTACTTAATGCACTAAGGACAAATCGGTGCACCGAAAGTATGTTCAATCAATTATTATAGACCCTCAATACGTCACGGCATCCCTGCTGGTATTGACTCCTATAATCAGTCCGTTTGTCTGCATTATACGGCTTATGAGTTACACCATATAAGCATTTACAATGATGTGAAAGAACTTTAAGAAGCTCCCCTCAACGGCTTAAACCGGTTGTTACCCCGAATCTTACGGGAGGGAAGAAATTTATTTATCTGTTGAGATACAAGCCAATTGTTTCTTTAGATGACTTATACGATCACATTCGATATCACATATTTGGCTACCTTGTTTTTGGTTGTGGGGATAATGCTTGCATTTCCCATTTTGATAACAAGGACATAACTGTCGGTACACTTTCACAGCTCGTTCCTCTATTTCCTTGGATGCGATATTAACAGCCTCCAGTGCGTCAGCTTTAAAAATCAACGGTTCTACCGGATTACCAAGCTGGTAGCATTTATTATTTATAAAATCGGTTGCTTTGCTCATTTTTTATTTATCTAATAAGTATTTATTTACATCTTGTTTAGAGAAATACAACAGTTTACCCTTTTTAGTATATGGGATAGTACCATCATGAACGCGTTTTCTTAAAGCTCCTTGAGATATTCCTAGATATTCTGCGCATCTAGCAGAATTCATTACAGAATCATTCTGTTTTCCCGTCACTTCTGCAAATCTTTCCGTGAGCATATTCATTTCTGTTCTTGTCATCATAACCCTTGAATATTTATATTTTCACTCTGATAATGGATTCTGCACCACCATAATTCTTTATCGCCTCTTCCCTTATTCTTACTGCAAGTTCAGTGTTGATAATGTACTTTAATGCTCTGCGTACTGTTTCACCGCTAACCCCGAAATGAGATGCGATGTGTTTCTGTGCACCTTGTGGAACGATTATCCGTGGGATTTCTTTGGTTCTTCCTATTTTATTCATATATTTGTATATTAATTATTGCCGTTGCGAAATAAAACTGCATTCAGTTCGTTTTCACATTGCAAAGATATAGTAATTACTATTGCTGACAAATATATTATAGTAAAAACTATATAAAAGGCTATTATTTAGATCATATTCTAAATAATATAATACATAAAAAGCTGAATATAAGAAAGATAAGATTACGCGATAAAAAAAAGAGGTAATATGATTGACATTCAACATTCAAACGAACGCAACTTTTGTGGGGCTATAACTCCTAAGGAAAAGGATAAAATAATGAAAGCGATCCTTGATATGGCGGCTCATGAAAGAAAAACATTCTGTTTTACTCCTAATGATGTTCCCAATTTAAGAATTAATGGGAAACAATTTGAAATGGTGATTATGGACTTCTTTGAAAAAGGATACATAATAAAAGAAAATATTTCTCAATATTGGGATTGTAGTGATATATATCCTACTTGCAAGCTATATGAAATAGCCCAATTCGGAGGATTCAAAGCCGCGTATGAAATAAAGAAAGCTAATATTCAAAAAATGAGCTTGGAACTTGAAATAATGGGGAAAAAACTAGAAAGTGATTTCCCCGAAGAGGCTAACAAATGTATTGAGTTTGCACAAACAATTGCATCATTGTTTGTTTCGCTGAATAGCATAATTGGGATGATAGATACTACTCCCGAATAAGCCATACTCCAACTCCGTATAGATAGTACGGTTATCCGGAAAGCATTGACGGGTTTTGGTTTCATATAATATCTCGCCTGTTACCCTGTCTGTGATAGTCCTTATCCAATACTTATCCTTACGGAATAAAGATATATTCAAGCTGTAACGGAAGCCCGGATCTACACGAACCTCGTTTTCATTCATGTAGTCCACGACTTTAGTAATACAGTCGGAGATTTCGGGAGGAAATTTACCTTGCTCAGAAGCACCTAAAAGGAACTTTATTACATTCCCATCGCTTAGTTTGGAAATGTTTTGCAAAAGATCTGAATTGAACTCTTTATTCATAAATATAAAATTTAAAAAGAGAACCCACGTTACTGCAACCAACGCGAATCCTCTTTTGATATATTAAACGCCATGCCAGGCAAGTTTAAACATTTGTAAGTAACAGTTGCAGTGTTACAACACAAAGATAGTAATTACTATGTTAATATGAAAGCGAAAGATATTATTAACCAACTTTTAGAATCTAAAAGTATAAAAGCAGGTCCTTTTGCCAAAGAAATAGGAGTTCATCCTACTCAAATATATGACCTGCAAAGTGAAAAAATAAAGAAGATATCAGCATCAATTGCTAGTAAAATAGTAAATAGATACCCAGAATACGATCCTATTTGGCTTCTTACAGGAGAGGGCGAGATGCTTAAATCTGAGCCAGCATCACTTGATTTAGAATCAAAAACGAATAAAACATCCGCGCCACATCAAATTGAAACAAAAAATATTAACATAGATTTACATGGAGAACAAATAGACAGCAAAAGGACTATCGAAGTCCTTATAAAAGTAATAGAAACATACCAAACACGTATGGATGACTTACTAAATGTTATCGAAGTGCTTAAAAATGAAAACACCGAATTGAAAGAACAGTGACAAAAACCAAATGTAAGCTAAACAAATGAACATCTTATCATGTTTTTTAAGGAGATTAAAAACCTTAGACATGAACAATGATATAATACACAAATTAGAAGACATTGCCATTAAGATGAACAACCAACATGATAGATTAGAAAGACTTCTTTTCGGAGTTGAGTTAAATCTAATTACATGCAATAAAATAGAGCCAGAAAAGAATAATATTCATAAAACGATTAGTCTTAATAAAAAATAGATATTATGGAAAAAGTATTGCTAATATCTTTATTACTTATTGGAGTAATATCCAGTTGTAGTAATAACGAAGATAACATTCCCGTAGATGATTATTTAACAACTAATGAATGGAAATTATTAGCCCAAGATTCAACGCATATATATTATGCATCAATAAATAATGAATCTAAAAAGCGGCTGGTAAAAGAAAGAAGAAGTGATAATAAGATTATATGGGAGAAAGATATGATAATTCCTGATCCAGTAGATATATATTTAGGATATGGAGAATACAAAACAGTAGCTTTTGAGCCATCTTCAGGATATCCTTTTTTTGACAATGATAATTTATTATTGTGTAAATGGTCTGGTTTTGTTAATATTTCAATGATGTTAAAATGCTCAGCCGAGTGTATTGCCATTTATAATCTGAATGGGGATCTTATATCTACTAAATATATATGTAATGACGGAGCATATAATTGCGATTACGAAAATGCAGCTATAAGATATGGGGATTCTATTATAATAGGGAAAAATAACGGATATTTTATTATTGACAAGAGCGGAAATATAATAGAAGAAAATAACCATATACATCTAGCTGGGTTTGGTAGTCCTGACGCTATTTTGGGAAGAAAATATGTGCTAGTCGATTGGGATGACGGGAGGACTTCTTATGACGGTATGTCAATATTTGACCTTGACAAAGGAAGAACAGATATAAATCTATATAGCTATATCAATCATAAATATAAAAAGCCTTCTAAACTCAATTATACAAACATATCTACTAGTGGAAATAAAATGGTTATTTCGTTAAAAATTATATTTTATGACAATACCACTACAGACGAAAAAATTATCGTTGATATTGATTTGGGAGAAATTATAGAATAACGTCATTAATCTAATATTCTAAGCAAAACATTATGTTTTAACTCCTATCTAACAATCAATGGTAAACTGTATGAAAAAGTAATATGATACGCTATACAATCTTGTTAAAAATAGGTGGATTTTTTAACTTAAAAACGGAATTTGTCGGTATCACAAAAACATAAAAAAAGCCTTCTACAGGGCTCAGAAACGAGTTGAATATTTTTACTATGTGATACCAATGGCAAAAAACAACGCTTAATCAGTTGATTATAAATAATTTGTTAGATTCCCGGTTTCGGCTCAAGGGGGGGTCAAAATGCCCCCTTTTTTTATTTTACGCCAATAGGCTATAAATCAATATTTTACAAATCTAATCGACTGATCTTCAACGTGTTTAAGTAATCTTACTAATGATTACTGCCGTTACTGTGCATTACTTATCATTACACTGTTGAACTATTTGTGATACCAATTTGTTCCTGGTATCACAGCTGGTATCACACTTGGTATCACATTTACCATAATTAACAAATTATAAACTAAAAAGAAACAGTATGGAAACATGGAAAATCAAGCCGGTATTCGACAGAAAAAAGAAAGCAACACCGGAGAAATCAGCTAAGGTTGAAATTGAAATTAAATTCTCACGTACAGAAAGGAAATGGATCTCAACAGACATTGAACTGTATTCAAACCAATGGGATGGAGAATTTGTGGTACGTCACGCTAAATTCAAACAATTAAATAAAGCAATAACCCAATATGTAAAAAAGTTTGATGATATTATCAAAAATATAAGAAAAGAAGGAAAAGACATCAATCTAAAAAACTTTAATATTTTTTATAACGAAAAACACGTAAAGTCTAAATCGTCATTTTTAGATTTCGCTTATGACGAGTTACAAAGAAGGGATCTTAAATGGTCAACCAAACGAGCGCACCTTATAGCACTGGAAGCTCTAAAACGCTCCGGAGTAATTAAAACATTTGACGATATCACTCCTGAAAATATAGCTTTATTTGACAGGTTTATAAGAAGAGAAGATCCAACAAGAGGACAGACAACAATACATGGATACCATAAGAGAATAAAACCTTATATTAATGAAGCGCTTCGGCTTGGACTTATCGAGGACACACCTTACAGGGTATTCAAAGATAAACATGGTAGATATAAAACAAGACAGCCTCTCACAATGGACGAACTGCAATCTATCCGCAATATAGAGTTGAATGATCGACAATTACAAAAAGTACGTGACCAGTTTATATTTCAATGCTATACCGGCTTATCATGGGTTGACTTATACATGTTTGATTATGACAGATGTACTGTAGAACATAACGGAGTTGCATATATAGACGGAGAACGTATCAAGACCGGAACCAAATTTTACACACCTATACTTACTCCAGCAATGGAAATATTAAAAAAATACGATTATAAATTTACAGTCCCTACTGTACAGTCATTTAACAGAAGCCTTAAAATCATAGCTGAACTTATCGGCTTAAAAAAGCCCTTAACCAGTCACATAGCCCGGCATACATTCGCTACCACTGTTGTTTTAGCAAATGACGTACCTATCGAAACGTTGTCTAAGATGCTAGGGCACACAAAGGTTTCAGTCACACAAGTTTATGCAAAAATTCTAAATAGTTCAGTAGAAAAACATGCGGAAAAATTAAACAGTATTATATAAATCCATCCGTTGTGCTTATGAGTTATCGCTTTTAGTTCATAGGCACAACGATATCACCCTTGCCAACACGACAAGAGGTATCAGCCTGTATATCCACCTCTCTATACGTTCCATCGCATCACAGCAAGTAAACGACAAAAATACCAGTGAGGCACATCATCAGCATGTTCAAGCAATATGTTCAACTTATCTTTTTTCATATATAAACATAAAAAAAGCGGTAAAACCGTTGGGAATTACCGCTTAAAATTTATATAGTGTTTTCTATTTATGTTCTTCATTCACTTCATTCGATTTGTCATTTGCCAAAAAATGTCCCCGTAAAACAATTAATCCGAGTCCGATTATATTCACGGTTGTAGTAGAAAGAATAGTTATCATTATAGGATTTGGGATGCTTATACAAAAATAAGATTTAATCGCTGGTATTGATACATAACTTGCTAACACAATACATAGAACTATAAAAAGATATAAGGCAATCACTCTCAAAGACCACTTTTCAAGTCTTCTTCTTGCTTTTGTATTTTCAACTATACGATGTAGATGAATCAGCTCTTTGCTTTTTTTTATATTTCCATCGGTTGTTTCTGATTCCAATAAGGATTTAACTGTGTCAAGAATATTTAAATCTTTCTTTTTCTCTTTAAACGGCTCTGAAAAGAAGAATTTAATCCAATATGGAATATAATATCCTAAATGGATTAAATAGTGATACCATTTAATAGGTTTACCTTTCCCGAATATAGAATCAAAAATACTGGGTCCATCATTTGATCCATTCATTGTTTTATTCTATTTTTAGGTTCTATAAAATAGTTTTTAATCAATTCTTTGGGAATGGGTGTGTTCCATTTGTTTTGTCCACAAATATCCCCCTTGTCGTTTTTTATGTATAGCGTGTCATACCAAGGAGAGCCTTCTTGATGCGACCATTGGGTTAATGACAATGCACTCATATTATACATTGCATTAACCGCAGTTTTTACGAGTTCCAATGCCTTGGAATGTTTATTAAATTCGTATAATACGTCTTTGGGAAAAGAAGTAATAATCTCATCAGGATTTATTTTCTTATTTACAATAGGAAAGACCGGACCATAAGGCCATACTTTCGGAGAATCGTCTTTAAACAACAGGTTATTGGTCTCGGCATAGTACACACCATATACATAGAACAAAATCTTATTTATCTGAGTCTTGTTCAACCGAACCATATGCAACTTTTGGGCTGCATACTGAATCAATCGTGCGTAATCTGTACTTTTCAATTCCATATCATAAATATATAAAAATCCCATGAATATAACATATAAAATAAACTATATGTTTACCCATGAGAAAACAATCTTTGTAACACATTTAATTGTGTGTGCTATATTAATGTTGCAAATATATATAAAACCATTTATATAACAATAAACAATGGCAACCATTAACATTTGCAATGCAACTAATTGTTAATTTACAAATATACTATTTTAGCGGTAATTCCAACAAGTCAAAGAACGCTTCTGTTCGATTATTATTTTTCCAATCCTTTTCTGCAATGTTCACATAAGAACTTTTTGGCTACAGGAAACATCTTTTGACCGACATATCCACTGAGATATTGCGCTTCCTCTCCATAAGGATCAATCCCGAAAGCCTTGGAGATATGCCGGCACAAATGACCTTTTTCGTGGTCCCACGAATTTTGAAACTCTTCGGGGGTAGAGGTTAGTGAGATAACCATTACTGTTTCTCTTCTCCTGTAGTCCGAATAGGTTAGACCGGTATTCATTCTGCCTTCGGTCAGATTGCGATACGCACGCTTGAGGGAATCCCCCCTGCATCCTATACGGTATAGGTCCATAATGATCCGATCCGCCCAATAGGTGTGTACCGCATAATACACTTTGACGTGCCAGTCTCCATATTTCGGTATGTAGAACTCCTGAATAATCATATCACATCCGACCAGATTACAGGAATCCCTTTACCTATACAGGTGGCAAAGAACTCGTCAAATGCCCTGCAAGGATCGCCATCAATATCATCAAGGTAGCATTTTATATGCTTGCATAAGTGAGCCTCGTCAACCAATGATTTTTTATAGAAATCCGCTTTCAGCATGTTTGCGACATAAGCAACGTCATAACCCTTGTCGTGCTCAATGGTAATTCCGTTCGCTTTCAGCATATCGTCCACTTCATCTTTGCTCCACGGCTCCAGCTTTTTCTCTTTGCCCGTGGCTTCGTCTTTCACCTTCATTTTTGAAACGGCCCATTCATAAAGTTTCTTGCTGAAATGGAATCCATACGATTCCAAGTAAAGTTTCATTCCTGATGGGAATTTGCTATATGTATCCAATCTCTGTTCCATAACTTAACTTTAATTTAAAAAGAGGGGCATTCCACCCCTCCACCATTAATAAAACTCACCGTTGGCGCGTCTGCGTCTGCGTTCGCCCATGTCATCCATACGCGGATATTCAGGAAAGTATCCGGGGTATCTGCGTTCATCCATGCCGGATGAGCTTCCACCACCTGAATAACTTCTTCCGCCATCACGGAAACCCATTTCTCCGCGCATTTCTCTCATGGCTTTTTCGTAACCTTTGCGGCAGCCTTCCTTATAGGCTTCCTCCACCTCGTCACCTCTCATACCGAAGCCGCGTCCGTAATCGTCACGCCCTTCTTCTAATATTTCCCACATTCCCATAATCATTTCTTTGTTTTGGATGTTTCAACCACTCCGAGCTGTTCCATGAGCCGTTTGTTCAAATCCATAAGGTCAGACATATTCTTGCTCATTTCCGCCATTTGCCCTTTCAGAGAGGATATTTCCTGCTCCTGACGTTGTTTCTCGGCAAATTCAGGGTTCAAGAGCGTAAGCATCTTGTCACACCCTGCAATGACGGAATTGTGGAAGTCCATGCTGTTGATGATGTCTATGCTTTTCTGTTTCATAGAAGCGACCTCGTTATTCATAGCATCACGCGAGCATGACACTACGATATTCCCGTTCTGTCCGAAGTCGGCTATATCCATGCCGGCAGGAAGATTTTGGAATGTCGTGTTCTGCCCGTTGATGCAGACAACAACATCCACAACCATTTCCATTTGGGGCAACTGCCCCATAGGGGATGCCATAGGATATTTCGGCTTGGGAGCGGAAACGCTGACCACCGGACCGTATTCGATAAACGGGTTAGCATCCTTATGAAGTATATACAATTGGTTATTGGTACGAAGTGATTGAAACATGATTGTTTAATTTTAAGGAGTGTGGTTATTCCCATTTTGGGAACCACCACAAAACTCCATGTTAATTATTACTTGCTCCGTAAAGAAGCGGTTTCTACTGTAGGAGCCGGAGCCGTTGTCGGTCTGTACCCTCCATTAACAAGATACAATTCGTTGGTGTACTTGTTATAATGAATCTCATAGATGCCGGTTCCAGCCAAGTTTGCAACAGTCACAGGCTCATTGTTATAAGCCATCAACGGTCTTGTGTCCCCATTAGTTCCTATCAATATCGGAAGTGTAGCAGTCGTACCGGCAGGTATAGCTTGTCGGAGACTGATATAGAATCCCCCAACATAATCCCTGTTACGGAACGCATGGTTAGGGAGTTCAAGAGTAACATTCTCCGTACCGACTGTCACAGCCACCGTAGGAAGAGTATTGAAGTTTGCTCTTCCGATTGATGGGAATGGGAATCCTGTAAAAAAGTTAGGCCACATATCTACCTCCTTTCTTACCGGATTAACCCCAGTAGTTGTTGCAACCACATCCACTACGTCCGTATACAGCGTCACCCATATATGCACCGTAGGCGGCTGCACGGAAACAATCTGTATTAATAGCGGTTAAATTGGGGTATTGAACACTCACAGTATTGGGGAGCTTGCATTTGATTCCATCAACATCGCTTTGTAATGCCTGCAATCCGGCTGCCAAAGGAGCAATCTGTTGTCCTACTGCACTCAGGATAGTGGCGTTCTGATTACGCTGGGATATTTCGGCTGTTAAAGTAGCCTTTTCCGCAGTAAGAGATGCGATCTTGTCCTGCAATGCCTGATTTTGAATTGCATCAAGTTTGGCAAGGATAGCATTCGTGTTGGCAGTAGCACCGTCACGCAATGACAATGTGTTTTGGTTAGCAGTGTTGATTAATGCGTTAGTTTGGTTGCACATTGCAAGCTGACTCTCGTATCCTTGTGTGGTTACAAGCTGTTTCATATCGCAGCAACAGCTACAGATCTGAGATGTCAGAGCGTTGTTACCTTGCATAATCGCAGTCAGGATACTGTTGGTGTTCTGACCCATTTGGTTACCGAGACCGCAGATTGCCTGTGATACAGAGTTAATACCGGCAAGGATTTGGTCTGAAGAGGTGTTAACAGCTTGGGCTAATGATGCAATGTCCACACCGTTCCGGTTAAGTGTCTGCATGATCATTTCTCTTCCTTCATCGGCACCCTTATTGTTGTTGCCACCGAATCCAAAGTTTCCGTTACCGAAGATGGCTGCAATCACAATCAATGCAATGATGTCCTGAAAACCTCCATTGTTTCCGAAAAAGCCGCCGTTTCCATTTCCTCCCATCAGCCCCATCAGATAGCCTGTGTCAATTCCACGGCTCTGCAAGGACGGAAGAATGGACGCAAGCAGACCATTGTTTGCTCCGGTTCCACCGTCTTGGTTAAAAACATAAGTTCGTTCCATAAGTATTTGTATTTTGTATCCCGGTCAAAATCGACCGTTCACAAAAGTATATATATCATATCTCATGAGGAATCAGTTGTTTCCCAACAAATTCTTTATAGTTTATCCCAATATATTCTCATCATTTTTTCACTTTTTAGACGTATATGAAAATTTGATATCATATAGTTCACTGAACGCTTAGTTTTATGAATGAGAGAAGAAATCTGAGATGGATAAAATCCTTTTTCGTATAGAATATATACAAGGATATATCTAGCGTTAACAATCTCTGTGACACGGTTGTCACTTACTATTAATTCGGTAGGTATTTCTGTTCCTTTAGAAACAAGAGCTATTATTTTGGCAAAAATTTCAGACTTACACATTGTGGTTTAAATTTTTGTTGTATTTTTGCCTTGCCAATCAAATACAATCATGACAAAAGCATACGTAGGAAATAAGTAAGGATATTACTACCCCTGACACTTACCTATGTATGCTTTTGTATGCTTTAAAGTTTGATTGGCGTTAAACTTCAAGTGTCGGGGGTTATTTTAATTCTGCCCCCTGAAAGAATTACTTTTATCAAATGAGTTTTTCTATTATATGCCACACTTCTACCTGTGGCGAATAATACTTGATGTTGCTATCTCATCTTTTTACCTCCTTTCTGTTGATTACCATATTCTATAACTTATTCCTGCGATAACCGCAGGAGAAAAGCCATCCTTACCAAATCCATAACCGGCTGTTATTCCCAGTCCCCATCTTCTGGGTTTTATCTTCACCGTGTGATGGATATCGTTTGTTACTGTCTGTGTTTTAGAGCAAACATAGATACTATCTAGGTTAGGTCTGTAACCACTCACATAAGCGATGTAATCACTATCTCTGTATATCTTCTGCTCAACAGGAAGAACAGTGTCTCCTACATGGATTGTATCACCATCATGCCAACACAGTATTGGAGAAGGAAGATAATATTTTACAGTATCTCTCTTTACAATGATACTTGTACTGAACACCGTATCCGTTCTTGCCTCTATAACTGCTTCGGGGGATGGCTTTACAAACCATCCTAAACCGAAAGCGAGTACAATTATTAATATATAAGGAAGCCATTTCATATTATTGTATTTAAATAAGTACCAATAGCAATGCTATCGTTATCGCAATCCATATATAGATCCTTTGTTTTATAAACTTAACACTTGTTTTCTATTGGCACCGTCAGCTCGATAACTGACGTGCACCCATGCAAAATTGCTTTCGTTAATCAATTGATCATAGGGCAGGTTCTTGCGGATATATTCAAACAACAACTTGTTTTGCTGACGGTCTCCAGTATCAATATCAGCAGCTTCCCCTTTCATGTGCTGCGAGGTCTTACTTCCCTTGACAGCTGCATTAAGTTTCGGGCAGCGATAACCACTGTTTACTGTTATAGGCTTTCCCCACCATGTGCGTAACGGGTCCAGTACGTTATCCACCAAGGCAGTCAGAGCAGTCACATGCTCCTGTCTGCATCTGTTGTTGATACCCAAGCGGTCAGCAGTCGTTGACTTGCAGAGTTCCGCAATTGTAAAATACTTCATTTCTTTTCCTCCTTCTTGTTTTCATTATCAAACAATATCTGAGCCATGATCTTGGCAATATCATCCTTGTTCTCGATAATCACACTCATTGTGTTTTCTGCCTTGCGCAACTCCGCTTTTTCCCATGATTTTTCACGAACTGATTTAAACTCACAGAAAATGCAGTACCCCGTCCAAATCATTGAAAAAATAGGGAAGGGGATAACTACGCAGCATAACAGGTCAATGAAGCACAATTCTATGAACGGGGTGAAATACTTCTTCGCTTTGACGGCTGTTTTCTTATACCCCGTGGATGTTCTTGCCTCTCCCCGTTGTTTGGCTTTCATAACTCCCGTAATAAGGTCCACTGACATCGCCCCCATTGTAGCCGCAATACACAAGGCTATAAGCACAATATGTATCATCATGTGCTCGTTGATAAAATTGTAGATTACATCTCTCATTGAAAGTAAGTTTTATATAATAGATTTTACATAGCTTGTAAATCCATATTTTTTTATTATATGTGACACATCCTCATTTGTAAGATTATAAAACTCACCTTTTATTTTTTTATCTGCAAATTTGAGATGAAGTTCTTTTTCTATGTTTTTATCAAGAACAGCCAATATAGATAGATATGGATTCCCACAAGATAATGTCTGAATACGAACGGATATATCTGAAGAAGAACCTATTTTTACAAGACCTGTATTCTTGTCTTTCATAAGATATGTACTTCTATTTTTACAATTTTTGGGAGGATTACTTAATACTTCTGCCATAGTTTTAAGTATCGCATAATGCAACATCTTACAATCTCCGAATAAGTAACTATTTACAACTACAGCTTTGTCAAAATTACCAAGGAGCGCATATTCTATTAATGAATCAGCTAATTCAAGTTGCGTTAATACGCTACCGTCAGCACAAATTATACATTTTGTGTAACAATCTTCATACAACTTTATACAATCTCCTAAATCAGGATACATTGTTTCAATAAAATCCTTTAGGCTATTGGTTAAAACTTGATCATTCTGACCTTTAAAAACTAAATCTGTCATATTACCTAATTTTATGTTAACTTTTAATTACCGTCAATTACACGTTTTGGATTACCCGATTTTCAAACTAACCTTTATTTTGTATGACAAAAAAAGAGCCTGCCACGGAAACTAATCCGCAACAAGCTCTTGGCTTTATCAAATATGTAGTATGTCTTTTCGTCATAATCAATGTGGCGTGCATCTTCACACGCTTCCACAAAGATAAATATTGCTTCTCTCTTTCGCAAATAAGAATACAAAAAAAGAACGACCGCTAGCAAAAAGCACAGCAGCCGTTCAATCCACGCCCTACTCTCTATCCCATTTTCCCAAGAAGACAATAGCAAAGATATCAAACAGGTTGTATCCACATGGAAAAAAGGTTAATAAAATATATGTTGTATAATCTGTTATTTTAATTTAGATTAAACAAAAATAATATTTAAATTGTTTGTTAATAAATAAATTAATTTGTTCCTTTGTAGCAGGCAATAGCCTTCATGGTGTGAAGTTACACCATACCCACTTTTAGAACGTGATCACTGTGGAGGCAATTGCTGTATTATAACGGCGGTTGCCTTTATTGTTGAACAATGAAACAATGGTTTAAGATACCTTCTTTAAAGAAGTCGAATAAGGATATGTATAGTGATGCTACTTATCATGGTAAAGATGATGGTGGTAATTTTATTTATGTTCCTAAATGGGTGGAAAATCTGTTTTCTGGCAATAGAGGGAATATAGATTTTGACATGTCGACCGTTGAAGGGAAATCAAGAGCCTTACATGAATGTTGGCCGTTTGCAATGGTTCTAGATCATTGCGGAAGAATGATGCAGAATGGGCGGTATTATGTGACGGATATTAACGGAAACGAGAAGAGGAGTTTTAAAGACATTGTGACTCTTTTGAATCGTCCGAATGTGATACAGAGTGGGCGTTCTTTTATAAAGCAGATTGAGATATCTTTGAAGTGTTTCGGATTTTGCCCTGTCTATACACTAAGAGCTTTAAAGTCTGATCTCCCTAAATCCATGATGGTAATACCTCCCGAATTATTCTACATGGAATCATTCGGTAAGGGCCCGTTTACTCAAACAGAGCTTTCTTCAATTGCTAGTAAGGTATATATACGTTGGGGAAATGAGAATATAGAACTTGGTGATGAGGAGTATTTTGTCATATACGATTCGATAATGGATATTCCAAGTAATAATGGAGGGAGAATTACCTTCCACTCCCCTGTGGACGCATTATCTACTCATACTCGAAACTATATGGCTCAACTGATAGGGAGAGGAAACCTTATTGTTAATGGAGGACCTAAAGGGATACTATACGGGAATGATACGACTGACGTAGGGAATGCAGCTATTACTCCGTCTGAATCCAAGAAATTGCAGGATGATTTCAAAAGGAAATATGGTATAGTGCATAAGTTGTATGAAATCATGGTGACTCCTAAGAAACTAGGGTGGATTACATTGGGGTCAAATACAGACCAATTGAAGCTTCATGAGGAGGATAAGGCGTGTTTGGAAGCGATAGCTCAGACGATAGGCTTTGACCCCAATCTGATTATACAAGGAAGTACTTATGATAACTCTTCTCAAGCAAAGAAAGCGGCATATCAGGATCTTATTATCCCTGACAGTGAATCTATAACAGAGGTTCTGACTAATGCTATATGTAAGGACAGGGCAATAATCAAAATGGACTTCACTCATGTCCCTTGCCTTCAAAAGGATATGAAAGAATTGGCGGATGCCTTGTCTACAGCCTCTAATGCTGTAGCTTCATTGTATAACAATCGGCTGATTACTTTTGAAGAAGCAAGAACCGAAATGTCCAATTTTACAGATATTGATCCTGATAACCCTAAGGGAGAATTTAAAAGTGAAATAAATAATGATGGAGACAAGCAAATACAAGAACAGGTTGGGGAAGCAGTATAAATCCTTAGCTTTTTATGCAAAGGAGATACAATATGATTCTGGCAGTAGAACTATAAGTGGTTATGCTGCGGTTTTCAATAACATTGATAAATCCGGTGATATGCTCCTGAAAGGTTGTTTTTCAAAAAGCATACAGGAGAGAGGTCCGGGAAGTTCTGCTAATGATAAGATTATCTTTTTGTGGATGCATGACATGCATGAGCCTATAGGACGCATTACGCTTCTGCAAGAAGATGAGAAAGGGCTTTACTTTGAAGCGTATATTGATGATGTGGAAAGAGGAAATCAAGCGTTGAAACAGCTTGAAAGTGGAACTTTGAACCAGTTCTCTATAGGTTATAGTTATGTATGGGAAAAATGTGAATATGACAGGGAACGTGATTGCTTGGTTGTAAAGGAAGTCATTCTGTATGAGATATCCGTAGTGTCCATAGGATGTAATGGAGAAACTGAATATCTTGGTCTGAAATCGGCAGAAGAATATGAAAGTGCGTTGGAGTCACTTCCGGTTGAAATAAGTGATGTATGTAAAGGACTTCCGATAAGAAAGAGGGAGGAAATCCAAATGTTAGTAAGAAAAGCGATGTCACTCGCTCGATACAAGCCGGCAGACAAGCCACTTGATGAAGAGGGAGCCGATGAAAAAATAAAACTATTTACAAAACCTTTAAAACTTAAAGAAGCATGAAATTTGACTTTTTAAGCAAAATTGATTTGTCGGTAATGGATGAGGTTTCCGTGAAGTCATTACAGGCGTTGCAGGACGCAATAAACGCTACTGTAGGCGATTTCATGGACGATACTATCGACAAAAAAACTTTTGAGGATAAATTAAATGAGGTTTCTCAAAAGATAGATTCCGAAAAGGAATTGGAAACAGTGCGTAAGGAACTTGGTGAGATGAAAGAGATAATCGTTCGCATGAAAGGTGCAATGCATAAGAATGAAGACGGGCAAATGGTGTTCAAGTCTGTAGACCAGCAGATTGAAGATCAATTGAAGGATTTCATCACAGTAGGCAAGCATGGAGAGAAAACTGTGGACTTGAAAACGGCTTGTAAGCAGTCCCCCGGTTTTAAGAAAAGCCTTACGCTTATTATAAACAAGAAGGAGGTTGATCCCTTGAAGAGTACGGGTGTGGCACCACATTATAACATGACAATTGATAGTCAGTTATCTGTTGATCCACGTTCCCAGACTGTAATCCGTAAATTTGCCAATGTGGCAGCAATATCTACACGATCATTGACTTATGCGGAGTTCAATCCAGGTGAAGAAGAAGCTGAATGGGTTCCAGAAGGCGGTCTTAAGCCTATGATGAGCGGTACATTGGCAGAAGTTACTATCAATGCTGGCAAAGTGGCTCTTGGCACAAAAGTAACCGAAGAAACATTATCTGATTTGCCTCAGTTGGTTGCGGAGGTTAGGGCTGAGATTATCAATCGTATTGGTTTGAAAGAAGAAGAAGGTATTCTGTCTGGTACTGGTTCCGGCGGTCAGATTAAAGGGATTGGGAGTGATATACCTACATTCTCTTTGACAGCTCTGAAAGTAGAGAAACCCAACACTTATGATGTTATTGTTGGTATGTATACACAGATTGTATCAATGTCCAATATGGCTTATCGTCCAAACCTTGTGCTTATGCATCCTCTTGACTATGCACAGATGCAGTTGACTAAGGATGTTAATGGACAATATCTCCGTCCTTTCCGTATTGGTGATGAACTGATTCAAGGTTTGAAAGTGGAAACCAGCACTGCAATCAAACAAGGTGATATTTGGGTTGGCGATTTTAACTATCTTAACATCCGTGATGTATGGGTTCTTACCATTACACTTGGATGGGAAAATGATGATTTCACTAAAAATATGGTGACTATCCTTGGTGAAAAACGTCTTATGGTGTATATTAAAAAGCAATATAAAACTGCATTTGTCAAGGATAAGATTGCGACCGTTATTGAAGCTATAACCCCTGCCGGTATTGGCGGATAAATTTATTAAATATTATGAAAGTAAATTTGACTAAAACTTATGAGGTTGAGTTCGCAAAGGACGGGGCCGTTTATAAAAAAGGCGATAAAGTAAGTGTTAATATGTTACTTGCAGGTAAGTTCTTCCAAGATGGACGTGTTGCCACTGTTCCTTCGGAATTGATGGAGGACGCTAAGAAAATCGGTGCTGAAGATTTGTTCAATAAAAAGAAGGACCTCAAAGATATTGTGTAATGTTGGTGGATTATACTTTTTTCCAAGGTGGCATTCTTGATATCGAAGGTGCAGTATTGAATATACATACTCCTTCTGAGACTAATAAGGCAATTGTTGACAGCCTTCAAGGCTTTGTAACGCAATATGAGCCGGAATATTTAGAGAAGCTCCTAGGGGAAAAGTTGTATAAGGAATTCTCATCCTATATTTCCAACGATGGAAAAACTAAGGAAAAAAGATGGGATGATCTTATAGCGCATCTTGTCATGAAATATAGTGATGGCGATAGGGAGATTTCCAAATCCCCCATCGCCAACTATATATACTTCCATTACTTGAGACATAATCACACTCAGGCGACTATTACAGGAGTGAAGGCTGATGGAGATGATGGTCGTCTTGTAAGTCCCGAAAGGAAAATGATGTTTGCATGGAACGACATGGTAAGAATGAATATCAGACTTGTGAGATGGCTTCAAGCCAATAATGCGGACTATCCGGATATCGCCACCGATTTCGAATTGATGGAAACAATTAATTCTTTTGGGCTATGATAATTGATATAATATCAGATGTATGTGCTTCCTTGTCAAAAAGAATGGATCAACAGATAAATTACATATATGGTGACAGTTCTTATATAAGGGAAACACTTCTTCTTCTTGGGAAAAGCAGGGTGACAGCATCGGGAAAATTCCCAATGATAGGGCTGTATGTTCCCTTAGACGAGGAAAGGGATAGTGAGAATTATTTTTGTAAGGCATCTGTAAACATAATAATCGCTACCAATACACTGGAAAAGTATACAAATGAACAACGTCGTGAGATATCTTTTGAAGGTATTCTTCGACCTTTGTATTACCGATTCATAGAAGAGTTAAAAAAATGTGATAAATTTGATTTCGGTTACTCCGGTATTGTAAGCCATACATATTCAGAAAATTATAGTTTTGGAAGACGTGGCGCTGTTGATGTTGACGGTAAGGAAGTTGGCGAAAAGATAGATGCTATTGAAATAAAGAATTTGGATTTAACAGTTAAAAATCAGAATTGTTATGCGAACAGATATTAGAGAGTGCGGCAGCACGTCCGGATTTAATACTGGAATGAGTTACTGCCCCCTGCAACCGGACAAGGTCGCAGGTGTTATATTGGTCATTCATGGCAAAAAACTGCCCAAGGAATTGACTGCTGATGCTTTGGAGGAAGCCTGTCATGCTGATTATCCGGACAGAATTTATCCTATTACAGGATTTTCGGAATACGCGGTAAGCGGCGGTGAACCCAATACAACAGAAAATGGTTATGCCGGGTCGGAAATAACGGGCTATTCGGCAAGGACGGATACATTCACGTTGCGTAAGTTTAATCTAGCTTTACAAGCTAATCTTGTAGCCAACAAGGATACATTGTTTGATATGTATGTTTTTGACAAGAATAATGTAATCTACGGAGAAGATGACGGAACAGATGAACTTGCAGGTTTTGCATTATCTGGTGTTTACCCTACAGGACAGGCTTATGATTCAAGCGGTCAGAAGGCTTATCTTGCGTTTAATGCGATGTATTCCGATACCGAGAAGATGATGAAAAACATGTCTGTAAAGCAAGCGGGTGTCAATTTGGAAAATGTTCTCAAGGGATTGAATTACGTTGAGTTTGTCAAAATGACATCTCCTGAAAATACATATAAGCTCGTGGATCATTATGACCGCACGGATCTTACTGCATATTATGGATCTATATTGTCTGAGAAGGCTTCAACGGTCGTTTCTGGTGCATCAGCGCTGGAATACAGTAACGGTGTGCTTACAGCGACAGGAGGTGTGCCGGTGCTTAAATCTCCTTCTATTCTACAGACTAATGGAGTCATTGGAATTGAACAATGGGTATAATGAGAATTAATGGAGTTACATTTATAGAATCCGAAGTGGTTAAGCTTTCATTGGATGAGTTTGTCGCTCAGAATATAGATGTATTCTGGAAGGACATTTCTAGAGAAAGGCGGAAATCAAGGCTGGTTTCCGTATATAATAGGATTATCAATAACAGTAATTTAGGAGGCGGGGGAGATTGATCCCCCGTTTTTGCTATGACATTGGAGGAATACGCGAGATGTTGGAAGAAATTGGCTGATGGCATTCAGCCAATGATAAGGGATAAAATGGAAAGGGATGTTCCTCAGTTTGAGGAATATATACGAGAACAGCTATATAGTGGTGTTGATGGCGATGAAAGCCCTTTAATTCCCGGATATACAGAGGACCCATACTTTAAAAAAGCTTATGGAGAGCATTGGAGGAAAAATGCCGAACGCTATAAGAATTGGAAGACAAAGATACAGAAACCAAAGCCTTCATATTTGGGTTTTTCTGCAAGAGGAAATAATACTCCAAACCTTATCATACGTGGAGATTTTTATAGTTCCATCACGGCAATACCAATATCAAATGGTATAAGGATTGCCAGCTATGGCGTTTCTTTTGGTTCTGATATTGAGAAGAAATATGGTTATAAAATTTTCAAGGTAAGCTCCAAAGCAAGGAGGCATTATGTTACGTACAGGCTTATGCCCTCTATTGAGAAATTTATAAGGAGGTGCGAACTATGAAAAACTGCTTGTGCCAAGGGAATAAATCAATGAGGGAGATGGAACATATGCGTTCAATCGCAGAGAAGGCTGCTGTTATGGATGAATGTGTTTATATATTATACAAGGTTGGAGATGTGTATAAATTCTGTCGTGAAGGTGAAAACTGGTCAGGCGAGTTTATTGAATTCATATTTCCGTGAAATGATAGCGGACATCCGGAAGGATTACCGCTATCTATGTAAAGGATGGATCTACAAAATATCGTTTTCTCCTTTTTCAATATTGGCTCTTATTTGCCTTAGAAGCAAGAATGATCCTTCCATTTTGTAATTCCCTAAATTTTGTTTCGCCTGCATGATGCAGCTTTCGATAGTAAGGGCTAAATCGGGAGTGAACGCGGATTTATTAATTTGCATTGTTTGGGGGAGTTGGCTAGCATGATCATTAAACCATGCAATCATTTCATTCAATTCTTCCTCTGTGTAACTTTGTCTTTTTTCGGCCATATTATATTTCCCGTGATTAATGATGTTTATATATAAATATTTTATGCAAAAAAAGATATTTATTTTTTAATTGAAAAACAAAACTATCATTTATGTTGCAATTTAGATTTTGTCTAAATTGTGAATGTGATATTTAATAATTGCGTTACTATATATTACTATGCGTTACTTAGTATTACTATTAATTGGTATTGTCTTTTGTTTAATATTCATACCATTGTATAAGATAAAAACATCATTTACCTTTGTATCTGTAACAAGTGCAAGGCGTTACTTGATGTTGATTAGATATTCTCCTATTGGAGTTTATATATGACTGTTCCGTAGTAGCTTGCACCTATTACGGAACTTTCTTTTTATACGATTCCAAGCGTGGATAGTATAAGGGAGGAAAGCAGGAGTGAATAATGGCACAATGAGGTTCGATCCCTCACCTGCTACAATCAGTCAAAATAAATCCCCGGAGGCGGAAGTGACTGAGCCGCCAACGGGGAACAATATTAATCTTATATCGCAAAGATATGGAAAATTTTAATAAGTTAATACCTATTGATGGGGAAAATGGCGAAAAAAGGACAATAAGTTCACTGCAAATTGCAGAAATTACAGGTAAGGCATATTGTGGCGTGTTGAAAGTCATTAGAAAGATGGATATTATGCGTGTGAAAATAACAATGAAAAATATATTTTCATTATTTGTTTGAAAAAATGTTGTACCTTTGTAGTGCTACAACTTACTATTAAATATGCCAATAGGATTTTTTATGCCCGTAAGGAAACTTATATATTAAAATATAGGCAGACGATATCCGTGTATCATCGCCCAATGGCAATGGTAGGTTGTAGCAAACTAGGATATTTGTCTGCTTTTTTATTTAATAACAAATAATTTCATTTCATGCTACAACCAAATGAAATCTATTTGAACGGGAATAATAGTACCGTACAGATTGCGTCAGCTCACGAAACGAGCAAGACTTTCTCCTATAATGGGAACGAAGTACTTTTTGACATCAAAGATGATGTTATGGTTAACGCCACACAGCTTGCTAAAATCTACGGAAAGCGTCCCAATGATTATTTGTCCTTACCTGCTACAAATCAATTAATTAACGCAATTACAAGAAAATATGGTATTTCTGAAAATCAATTAGTTATATCAAAGGCAGGTTCATCACATAACGGAGGTGGTACTTGGATGCACAGATTAATAGTAGTTGATTTCTGTCAATGGTTAGACATTGATTTGAAACTGTGGTGTACTGAAAAACTTGATGAGTTGATGCGATACGGCATGACCGCCACGCAGCCAACCCTGGAGCAAATGATTAACAATCCCGACTTGGTTATCAGTCTAGCTACACAGTTAAAGAGCGAACGGGAGGAAAAGCAACGATTGGCATTGGAAGTGCAGAAGAAGGAACAAGAGAAGCAGACTATCATAGAGGAAGCAAAGCCAGCCGTAGTATTCACGGAATGTGCAACAAGCTCGTCTACCAATATTCTCATAGGAGATCTTGCGAAACTTATCACCCAAAACGGATATAAGATTGGAGAAATAAGGCTTTATGAATGGATGGTAGAGAACAAGTTCCTTATCAGAAGGCAGCGATACAGCAGATCGAAGAATAAATATATAAATGACTATATGCCTACACAGAGGGCGGCAGAAATGGGATTGTTCTTCGTGAAAGAAAGACCGATAGTATCGGGTGAAAATCCCATTTTTATAAAACATACCTGTTACGTTACAGGTAAAGGTCAGGTGTATTTTCTGAATAAGTTTAAATCTTTAATGGCTGCATGATCATGGAAATAAAAATGAATAATAGCTTAACATTTGATGAAGTAGCAGATAAGTTGGGATGTTCAGTGGAGGATCTTCAAAAAATAGCTTTAGAAAATGGATTGATTGACGAGAATGGGAATCCTACCGAAATGGCAATAAGAGAGGGCCTTTTTTCTCAATATGCGACAATGGAAGATGAATATGGTACAGTAAATATAACAGTATCACATTCCGAATACGATATGATAGCAGTGTGTATATCAGATCCTGAAGACCATGAGCGTGACAGTGTGGCTTTTATTTCAAGAGAAAAAGCTCATGCATTAGGAGAATATCTTCTTAATATGTAATAACAATATTATTTATTAATCAAGTCTTTCCCACCTTATCTTACGAGGTGGGCAGGCTATTTACATCCGTTAACGTTGCGATTCGCAACATAACCCGAAAAGACTATGAAAACAATAGATAAACTTGAAATTATACTTCAAAAAATGAAAGAACAAAATAATAGACTTGAACGGATATACGGCAAGCATCTCAAACTGATTGTATGCACTGGGAAAAGAAGTGAGAAGGTGAAATTTAAACATGAAGATTGAAATGCTATGTTTATAATTTATTTAGACAACATTCTAAATTGCAAACAAATACGTTGAAATATTTTGATTTGGTTTTAAAAGTATATTACTTTGTTGAAAGTAACCAATTTATTATAACTATATGAAAAAAGTATTATTAACTTTATGTATATGGTTGTACGCTATGTTGTGTATCGGACAAGGAGTGTCGCATCTTGAATTTAAGGGTATTCCAATAGATGGTAATTTACAGGAGTTTGTATCAAAGATGAAATTGGAAGGCTTTTATAGTAAGATGTATAATAATGAAGGTGTAATAATGCAGGGTGATTTCGTAGGAGAGAATAGCCATGTGTTCATTTATAGCACCACGGAAGAGAAAGTAGTGTGGAAAGTATCGGTGTATTTTGATTCATGGGATAATTGGCTGTCTTTGGAGAACCAATACTATAAGATTAAAGATATGTATACAAAGAAATATGGGAAACCAAAGAAACATTATGAATCATTTTCTAATGAAAGAGTTCCTATTGATAAAATGCGTGCAGTAAACTCCGATATCTGTGATTACGCTTCGTATTATTTCTTTCAGAATGGTGTGATAGTTGTGTCAATATCTCCTTTTGGCTGTGTGAAAGTATCGTATGAAGATGAATATAATTCATTATTAGGCAAACAAGAGGAAGAAAAATATCGAGAGAATGATATTTAACTATTTAATAATATAAAAACATTATTATGAAAAAGATTTTACTTGCATTTGTATTGATTGTGTCCGTGTGTTCATGTGGAAGGGTTTATTATCAGGAAAAAAGCACACTTCTTGATTTGCGTGAGTATTCTGGGGATAATGATTTTGTGATTAACCCTACCAATATTTCCAATGGTGATTTTACTCCGCTTGGTACATTGGAATTAGCCTTTATGACTGGGAACTCTGTAAAAAAGGATATGAGAAAATATGTGGAGGAAAAGAATCTCGGATGTGGTTCATACAGATATGTCCCTACTGTCAAGAGAATGGTATCAAAAGCCGTTGAGGAAGCCAAGTCATTGGGCGCAAATGGAATTATTTCTTTTGAAATAAAACGAGTACATGATGTTAAAAAGAATAATAGTGATATGGACACATATTATGTTACAGGAATCCCGGTTATATACAAGAAATAGTTTGTGCTCCATTAATAGGAGAATGATTGTTTGTTTTTAGTGGGGAGAAGTTTTTGCTTCTCCCTTTTTTATTTCCTCACCTTCATAATATCAATAAAATCACTATCTTTGCTCTTAGAAGGTGCATGAAGTCATGCACTACCCAAAACTTACGAAAAGACCATGGCAGGAGCAGAATTTAAAATTACTGATGCGATTGATCCTAACATCGTTAAGAAGTTGAATGAGATAAGGATTAATATTCAAACCACATCTTCCGAATATGCGAATTTCACAAAACAATTAAGTGATGGCATAAATTTTAAGCCGGGTAATCTAAGAGAATACCAGTCTAAAGTTGACAGTTATAATGCTACAATTACCAAATTATATGCTTCTCAAAATAGGTTGTCTGAATTACAGGCTAGTCAATTAAAGTTATTGACCGATATTTCCCGTAAGATAGAGCTTCTTACCAAACCATTGAATACATTGGCAGACAAGATAACGGAAGTAAAAGTAAATTTGAGAGGTGCTTCCGAAGATCTGAAAAACGTGTCACAAGATGCGGAAAATGCTTCTGTTTCATTTCAAGAAGCATCTAAGAAAATATCCATGACTGCTGCTGATTTTGATTCAATCCGTCAGACGGTAAAGGCTTTTGATGCACAAGCCTCCGAATTGAACAGTAGGTTAAGTGATAACAAAGAAACAATTTCAGCCTTAAGAACATCTCTGAAAGAATTATCGAAGGAGTATAAGAAAGGTGCTATCAGCGAAGAGGAATACAAGTCCAAAAGAGATGCTACGGTATCCCAGTTACGCACGCTGACAGAGCAGAATAAACAATATTTGGCGATATTGAGAAATCATACACAGGTAGCGATTGCCACTACAGGAAGCTATAACGAGATGAAGGCTTCAATGCTTCAGTTGGAAAAGGAATATTATAACCTTTCACAAGCTGCACGCGAGGGAGCAAAAGGTATGGATATCTTGAACAATATCGGCAAGCTGAATCAACAATTAAAGGATATAGATGCACAGATGGGCAATTACCAACGTAATGTGGGTAATTATGCTTCTGGTTGGAATGGCCTTAATGTTCCCATACAACAGATTGCGAGAGAACTTCCGGCTTTGTCTGTTAGTGCCAATACTTTCTTTCTTGCCATATCCAATAACCTTCCTGTATTTATTGATGAGTTAAAGAAAGCAAGGGTGGAATATGAACTTCTTAAAAAATCGGGGCAGACTGCTACACCTGTATTTAAACAGGTATTGAGTTCCCTTCTTAGTTTGCAGACGGCTTTAGTTGTTGGGATAACTCTTTTATCGAGTTATGGAGGTGAGATAACCAAATGGGTGGGTAGCCTGTTTGGTGCGAGAAAAGAAATTGATTATCTAAAACAGCTTCAGGAGGATTTGAATAAAGCTCAAAAAGGAGGTGTGAAAAATGCCCAAGATGAAGCTGTTAAATTGGATATATTATATAGGGCTGCTGTCAATTTGAATAAACCTATGGGAGAGCGGAAAAAAGCCGTTGAGGAACTGAAAAAGCAATATCCTTCATACTTTAAAAATATAAGTGATGAAAACATTCTTGCAGGTAAAGCGGCTGATAGTTATCAAAGGTTATCTAATGCCATATTAGCTTCGGCTAAAGCTAGAGCTGTGCAAGATCGGCTTGTAGAACAGGCTAAACAAAAATTAGACTTGGAAGATCAGTTGGCAGAAAAAGAAGAAAAACGTGCGAAACTTGAATCTGCTAGAGATCAGATGAAAGCACAATATGAATCCAGTCAAGGGGCAGCTATGGATACAGCTAGAGACATGTATGGGAAGTTAAACAAGCAGGTTGAAGACTTGGATAAAGAAATAGGTTCTTTATTAAATCAGTTATATCAAGCAGATAAGGCTAGTAGAGATATGGCAAGTTCTATTAACATTGGAGATGTTACATTTAATCCTCATTCTGCCGATAAAGCATCGGATGATTTAGCGCAATACATAGAGAATCTTAGGAATAAAATGGCTGACTTGTCCGTTTCTCTCATTAAAGATGAGCATGAACGTAATCTTGCTGCCATAGAGAAAGAATATAAAGACCAGATAGCAGCTGTAAAGGGATATTCTGAGGAAGAGAACAAACTTCGGGAAATGTTGGGCCAAGAGAGAATGCAGAAGATAGCGAAAGAGAATGAGGAATATGCTAAGAAGTTGGCAGAGGCTGAGAAAAAAAGGATCGAGGAAAAGAAAAAGTATACTGATGAGATGCTCAGACTGGAAGAGGAACAATCATCTCTCCGTATAGCAGCTACAAGTACTGGATATAAGGAACTTGAAAACATTATAACAGAAAATTATTCAAAAGGACTGCTATCGCGAAAAGAATACGATGAAGCCATGCGTGAGCTGGAGCGGAAAGCCGCAAACGAGCAATTACAGATACAGATAGATGCTGCTGAAAAAATGATTGAGATAGCGGAAGCATCGGGCGTGGTAAGCAAGCAACAAATTGAAATGCTGAGAGAATCCATAAAGGCTATGGAAGCAGAGATAGGTTCTATAAATGCGGATGATCAGTTGGAAAAAGCGGAAGAGCAACAGGATATCACACGAAGGAATTTTGAAGTGTTGAAAGGTTATTCTTCTGCATTGAAAGATCTTGCATCGGATATCGATAGCCCGTTTGCCGGTATATTTGATGGGATGGATAAGGGATTCAGTATTATGTCTGATAAGATATCGGGTGTTTGGAAAGAACTTACAGACGGTGAGAAGATGGAAAGAACTACCGAGATGTGGGCTTCTATGGTTAGTGGAATTGGTGAAATGATATCATCCATTTATGATCGCCAGATTGAAGCTATTGAGGCTGAACAGGAAGCGAATGAGAAAGCTGGTGAAGAGGAAATTTCCCGTATAGAGGATTTAGAAGAAAGAGGTGCTATAACAACTGAAGAAGCCGAAGCGCGTAAACGTGCAGCGGAAAATAAAACGGCACAAAAGAATGCCGAATTGGAGAAGAAAAAAGCTGCATTAAGAACAAAACAGGCAAAGTTTGAGAAAGCTACCAGTATAGCTGAGGCGGCTATACAGATAGCAGGTGGTATTTTGCAGACGATAAAACAATTGGGCTTCCCTGCTGCAATACCTATGATAGCTGCTCTAGGTGCTATGGGAGCGATACAGCTTGCTACTATTATAGCGACTCCTATTCCAAAGTATGCCAAGGGTACTGATTCGCATAAAGGCGGATTGGCTGTAGTGGGTGATGGTGGTGTTCCTGAAACAATCGTTACTGATAAAGGAGCGTATATTACTCCGTCTGTCCCTACTTTGGTTGACATCCCTAAAGGTGCGAAGGTTATACCTTATGCAGTGGATATGGACAGGATAAAGGCTCATGCAAATGATTTTGATGGTCTTATGGCATATAGAAGCGAAAACGATCTTCCTCCTGTATCAATAGTTAATGATTATAGTGAACTGGAGAAAAAGATAGGGCATCTGGAAAAATCACAGCAGATAGGATTTGCAAAATTAGCCAAGGCGATAAGAGAAAACAATTATCAGCAATTTTCAAAAAGTATCTGATTATGAGGTATACAAGTGACATATATGAACTTCCCTTGTCCGTTTTTATAGAGATTTATACCAATGATAGCAATACTATTGAATTTGACGATGAGGACAAAGGGGCTGCATCGGCAAAAATTATCAATGACTATATAGAAATTGTCGGGAGCAAACAGTTGCTCTCTGAGATATTGAATTGTAATGAGCGTATGAATCTTGCAATGACCGTGGAGTGCATGAAGGCATGTGAGAACATGATGAAGTTGAAAATGTATGATGAGGTGCGTGATATCCTGATGAAGATAGGTTATTCGTGTAAAAAAGGTGATGTAATGGCTATGAATGCTAGAATATCCGCATTAAATTCCCGTGCACAATATGATTTGGATAAGATAAGTAAGGAAAAGAATGAGGGACTGAAGGAGAAGCCTACAAAACGTGGATTTATAAATGAAGTTGTCGCTATTGGGAAGTATAATAAGATGTATATCAATCCGAAAGAATGGACCGCCGGATCTTATGCCTGTCTTGTAAGGCAGACATGTGACGAAATCGATGGGTTGAATCGTAAAAAGAAATAATTATGTATTATCGATGTGAGTTACTTATAAATGGTCTGAAGTACAGGGTTACTGATGATCTTGAGAATTGGGACGAGGTGAAGGCTAGTTTCAAGAGAAATGACTATGACGGTGTTATCCGTACATTTTCCAACAAATTTTCTTTTGCTGGGGATGCTAGAAAATTGCTGTTAAAACAATATGATGAAGATTATTTGAATGCTTCTGCCTCAATAATAATAAGTACAAGAAATAACAGTTGGTTGTATAATGAACGGTTTAGTTGCGCTCTCAATTTCTCTACATTGCAGGATAATGGTCGTATCTTACAGATAAATGCCGTGGATGATAGCGTGGCGTCCATGATAAAGTCAAAAAAAGGAACTCAATATGAATATTCGGTCGAAGAGGTGAAAAGCCCCATTCCTCTTGTTTATGACGGACTTGAACTTTCTGAATCAGCAAAATGGATTCCTACAGGTGATACATTGGAAGACGATGACACTCTTATTAATGTTTATTTCAGCAAGAAAATGTCACCAATGCCAATATATATAACTGCCAGTGATTCCTTAATAAAGGGGTCTCTTGAATTTAATGATCAAACAGTAGGTGGTGATGATGTATATTCGATAAAGGCTCTGAAATCAATTAGGATAAATATAGAGTTTAATATTGATATGTTTGTGTTTAGGAAATATCAGTCTGGTGCTTTGGGATATGATGTAAGAGGTGTGAGGCTCCAGATTATGAAGATAAGTAATGATATTGATAGTAATGGGGAAGCGGTGACTACGGAAACGGTGATAGGAAGTTTTGAACTTACGACAGAATCAGAAACGCCAGTGGAAAAGAAGGTTTCGGAATCGTACAATATAAGTCTTTTGCATGATGATAAAATAATAGTGAGAGCTATGTATGTCAATGAGAAAGAAGAGATTGTACCTGTATTGCCGGATTTGCCATACAAAGTCTCAACATCAAGTTATTTTAAAGCATCATGGAAAAATCGAATAAACCCTGTTGAGATGGATGTTATAAAGCCCGATACATTGCTGAACAGACTGCTTAAAAGTATTAATGGAGAGAAAGATGGTTTGACTGGAGTGATTGAGGGGACAGGAGATAGAAGGCTTGATAATTGTATGCTCTTGGCGGCTGAATCAGCCCGTAAGATTCCTGGAGCCAAAATATATACATCCTTCACCAAATTTGCAAACTGGATGAGTTATGTGTTTGGTTATGCTTACGACATATCCGGGAATACAGTAACTTTCCGGCATAGAAGCAAATACTTCTCGGATGATGTTGTCAAAAGGATAGATGATTTATCTGATTATGAGATGAAGGTTAATTCTGCATTGGTGTATTCTCGGATACGAATAGGCTTTGACAAACAGGATTACGACACGGCTAATGGAAAGGACGAGTTCCGTTTTACGAATGAATATACCACAGGCGTGGCCATAACGGACAATAGCCTTGAAATGATATCTCCATACCGTGCGGACGCATACGGCATAGAGTTCCTTGCTGACAAGATAGGTGAAGATACTACAGACAACGAAAGTGACACTGATTTATTTATGGTAGGGGTAAAATCTGATTCGTCTGGACTTAAGTATATATTGAACAGGGATTATCTTATGGGTGGCGTTCTCAGCCCTGACACAATGTTCAATGCCATGTTTTCCCCTTCTTCTATGGTTTTGGCCAATGAAGCATACATCGGCTCATCTGTTGAGATGCTTACTTTTGCGTCATCAGATGGTAATAGTGATGTGGGTATTGATGGAATGGGGGAAAGTAGGGATATAATTCTTTCAAAAAGGATGTTTACTGTGGCGGAGGTGGAATTTGAGACTTCGGATGTGGAACTTCCGGAAGATCTTACAGGAATTGTTGAAATGGAATACCAAGGCAAAGTTGTACAGGGATATTATCAGCAGGCTGATTACAATTTTACAAAATCACAAAGTTCAAAGGTAACTTTGATCGTGAAAAATTTAAATTCGTTATAAAGATTCAAATTTTAATTGTTATATTTGCAATGAAAGCTTGTGAAGTCACAAGTTACTAGAAACTTACGAAAAGACTATGATATCAATCGGAGATGTTTGTCCGTTATTCTTTAAACCGCTGAAATATAAATATTCAAATGCTGGATGTTTCAGACAAGTATTTTCTGTGTCAGACAACATCCTGCTGCAAATCTTTTGTGATAACGGCGAAAAACCTTCAGCTTATTTGAATGATAAGATCGGCAATATTTCCTCCAAGATAACACTGCTTACTTATGATGTAAATGAAAGCATTAAGATGTATTATGCCTCATTATCTCCTTCGGAGGGGATATATACAGTAACTATAGGCGATAAAGAATGTGAGGAGTTCTGCGTGTGTGAGAATATAGGTGATTCTATTCTGATTGAATATTCCCATAAAGATAATAATTCTGCGTTTGATAATATATTCTGGATTGATGAGGTTCGGCAGATGTTCCAGTTCAGAATAATAGGAGGATTCAAGCCGGATGGGGTGGAGTTGAAAGTTGAAAACGAACAGTTTGTGAATCAGAAGCAGGAGATAATAGAAATGTATTCTCTCCCTTATAAAACATTTGATTTTGTTTTCGGGACAAGTTGTGGCGTTCCGTATTATATAGCGGAGTTTATAAATAAGGTACTTTGCCTTTCTCACGTCAGCATAAACGGTAATTTGTTTGTACGGGAAGGGGATTCTGTCCCGGAAAAGATTGATACAATAGGTAAGAAACAGATGTTTATATATAAAGTGACTTTACGCCCTAGACAAAATGATATCGCCGGGATCGGAGGCAAAACAGAGATTGCAACTTCATCTTCAGGAATCGCGTTTTTACTAACTAATCCAGAAGAGGACGATGTGTTGAAATATAAGAAGGCGAAAGCTGCTTTTGTTAATGAAAATTACGTGTAATCATGGCTAGAAATCGTCCTATAAAGATATTGTGGTACGGTTCGGAAACGGATGATGAAGGAAATCCGATTATACCGAAAATATCCCCGTCATTTGAAAAGCGACTGGAAGGGTTGAATGAGGGAGAGATATACATACATAATGATGATAATAATCCTTCTATTTACATAAGAACCAATAAAGACAGGGTTGTTGCCATATCGGGAGGTGCAAATATAAGTGAATTGGCTAAATATTTTTTGCGCAAAGACAAGGAGGACTCTACAAATTTTCTTTTATCATTACTGGGCGGAACTGTCATTAAGAAATATGCCAAGTTCGGTGATTTCGTTACCGGCGTATTAGGTGGATACATAGACGAAAAGGGCAATCTTGAAATGGAAAGCGGTGTATTTCGTAAGCGTTTGTTTGTTCCTGAAATAGCCTATAACCGTACAACCTATTTCAAAGGACGTATGGTAAACTCCCCCGGTGGTGGTTGTACCGTATTGTCATACGTGGATAACGGCGATGGAACCTACACCATCACTCCCGATCTGACGGACGCGGACGGATTGAGCCAGTTTGTTGATGATATCCTTACCACCTATTTTGTGACTAAAAATAGCGAAGGCAAGCTGAACGGCTTTGAAGAAATGAAATTCCGGGTGACTGCCGCAGATTATACAGCCAAGAAGTTTACTGTCATTCCCCGTCCGGGGCATTCTGACTGGAAACCTGCCGAGCAGATGGTATTGGCACAAACAGGTAACTTTACGGACCCGGAACGCCAGACTTATATACTTATTGATTCAGTCAACGGAAACAACTGTATTACATTTTTTGACAATGCCAACACTTGGGACCCGGAGCCGGCGCAGATGCCTGCGTGGTTCGGCAAAAAAAAGGGCATGACCGTAGCCGGTATTAATGCGGACAATTACTCAGCCGTTCTTCAAAACATTATCATGACTGGGCTTATCTTTCAGATAGATGAGATAACGGGGAACAAGGTTCGTGTACCCTTGGACAAGGGTGAATGGGTTGCAGGTAAGTACGCTTACTATGACCGGGTGTCACATAACGGGGCTTTGTGGTTGTGTGTTGATGATAACGGAACGACAACAGAACCGTCAGATGATAACCCGGCATGGCTGAAACAAGTGGACAAAGGTGATAAAGGTGATCCGGGATTGTCCGTAGTAGGTGGCGGTCATTGGGAATCCGCCAAAACCCCGTACAAAGCCAATACAATGGTCACTCTTGCCAACTGTGTCTTTATATCTAAGGTGGAAACATCCAATCCTCCCATCAGAATATTGCGTGTCAAAGGTGGCAATTTCTTAAGAAAGAAGGACGGTGGTTACTATCTTGCCGGGAAACCTGCCGACTGGGAGGTTAACGAGGATTGGAATATGTTGCTTGACGGGCGTGAGCTAAAAGGCGAGAGCATCACTTTCCTAGGTGAATTTGCCACGGCTCCTGCCAATCCGAAAAACGGTGATTCATACCGTAACACGACTGATCGTGCTACCTACATCTATCAGGACGGAAGATGGCAGCTTATGATATCGGACGGAAAAGACGGTAAGGGCTATGAGTATATATATACAAGAGGCAATATCATAGATAACACTCCTGAAAAGCCGGACAGTCAGCAGAAAGATGGTTATGTTCCGGAAGGCTGGACGGATAATTATCTTGGTACGGACGCAGACCATCAGGTTGAATGGGGTTGTACACGTTTTAAGGAAAACGGTGTATGGTCAGAGTTCAGCACTCCTGCCGTGGTGCATCGCTGGGGTAAGGACGGGGAGAATGCCATCATGGCAGACTTTGATAACGAGATGGTCAATGCAGCCCTTACTTCAGATGGGAAGGTCGTATCCTCACAGACTTGGAATACAACTGTCAGTATGTGGTATGGAACGGAGAAGCTCACGCTTGACAGCATCACCTGTACACCTGACACAAATCTACTGTGTGCGACAGACAAGAATACGGGAGTGGTGACAATATCGGTATCTGCCGGAGCTGCTCTTGCTGCGACAAACACGGTGAAGATCACAATCAGGGCTACAAAGAACGGGCAGCAGTATTCCCGTGATCTGTCATTCACTGTAGCCGGGGTCCGTGGAGGTGCGGACGGTTCAGATGCCGTGCTATACAGTATAATCGTTTCTGCCACTTCTGTAAGCAAGGACAAGAATGGGAACTACAGCGTGTCTTCCGTATCATGTTACAGGCAAAAGTCAGTGGGAGGCGTGATATCCACCACAACGGACGGTACATTGAAATACAGCATAGACGGTGGAACAGAAACTACCATAAACAACAATACAGCCATATCAAGCGGAAACTTTACGAAGACATTGAAGTTTATCTTTTACGTGAATGACCAGATAGTGGATATTGAAACCGTTCCCATGCTTTCTGACGGTAAGGACGGTGCTGACGGTGAGAGCATCACAGCCGCAGGTCATTGGGAATCCGCCAATACCCCGTATGCCAAGAACAGTACAGTATCGTTTGCTGGAGGATCTTACTTAAGCAAGGTTCAAACATCCAATCCGCCACTTCCGCTTCTTCGTGTGAGAGGTGGGCGTTATCTAAGGAAGAAGGATGGCGGTTACATACTTTCCGGGAAGAGATCGGACAAGGCTGTCAACTCCGACTGGCAGGAAATGACTTCCGGTGTCGAACCGTCCGCTTCGTACTGGCTTGACAGCCCGGTAAGCACGATAAACTTCACGTCAACAGGCACACCGTCACCATCAGCGTTTGTCGTTACCATGAAACAGAATGTAGGCGGTAATGTGAGCGATACGAACAGGTTCTATCTTGTCGCACGCAAATATAACGGAAGCTGGCTGGCTCATGTAGGTGCTATCCTAAGCAATCAGATATCCGTTCCAGCGACAGCCGGATACACCCAGTTTGCCGTCCGGGCTTATCAATCCGCATCGGACGCGAACGCATGGAATAATAATTTTGTCGCTGAAAAAGGGGTGGGTGTTGCAAATGATGGTTCCATAGGAGCGACAGGAGCAACAGGGGCGTTTCCCCGCGACAGAGGCGTATGGGCTTCCGGACAGACTTACGTCTGGAATGCGGATTACCGGGATAAGGTCATATATCTGATAGGGGGAGTTTATTATAATTTCCTTGTAAAGAATTACGGCGCTTCCGTTACCGCTGCACCCACATCAGCCAACGGGGATTCGAACTGGGAAGCTATGCAGAAGTTTGTGAATATCGCTACTGACACCCTGTTTGCCGATGGTGCGAATGTAGCCGGCTTCATGTTCAAAAACAATGTGCTTAAATCCCACAACGATGAAGGTGAAACTCTTCTTATCAATGGCGTAACCGGGTATTTCAAATGTAAGAATGCAGAGATTACAGGAACAATCACAGCGGATAAAGGACGTATCGGTCCGTTCTCCATCGCTTCGGGAGTATTGTCCTCAAAGATCCTTTATGAAAATGAAACAAATAAATACGTCGGTTTCAACCTGTCTGCCGGGCAAATTGAATTTTATAATGAAAGGACATTTGCAAACGTAAGAATCGGGGGAAACACGCAGTTTGTCACCATTGAAGGGATTAAGTATGATGCTGGAATTGACATACAGAGTCCAAATGCCATGATCGGAATGCACATCAAGACTCCGAGCATTCCTCTATTCGTGGAGGGAGGTAACATTTTCCTTCATCCGAACAATGACAGCTATGTTTCTCTTCGTGGCATAGTTGGCAACTGGAGGAATATCTCTGTCAAAGCTTCATTGAACAACAACGATGATAATGTGATGTTTATTAATACGGGTAATATAGAAGTGACACTTCCTCCGGATGTTCCGGGACATACTATATACTTCAAACGTATGAGCGGCGGAGTAAGATTGACAGGAGGACGGATCCTGCCTGCTCCCGGAGGACAGGAGGTGTCTTATATTGATTTGGATTTTGCATCCGGCTTCATTAAGTGTATGGGTAATTATTGGGTTATGTTTTATTGCGGATAATTTAAATATAAAGTATGAGAATAAATTTTGCACAATTCCCGATTTACGATGGGATTAAAAAAGAAAAGCTTATAGCCAGTAACATCACTGAGGCCTTCGGTGACTGGATATATAAGAACGTAGCGGGCTTGAAGGCGCATCTCCTTGCGGAGAAAATCTTCAAGTCGACTGTAGATGGTGTGGAACTTGACGAAGAGGAGGTGGATATCATAAGACGTTCTACCCCTATGTTGTCCGGCTTGCTGGCCGATTCGTTGAATGATTATCTGGATAAAAAGAAGGAGGAACAACATGAAGATTGAGAATTTGGAACGCGCCAGCCGAATCAATGACGAACTGGCGAAACTGAAGCTGGCGAAAAATACATTGAATAACGGAGGCTATGTCCGTATCTACAGTAGCGCCCGGTCAAGTGCCGGATGTGTGGAACTGGATATAGCGAACTTCAATGACGAGGTGAATACGTGTATAGACAACCATATTGCTGAACTTGAATCAGAAATAGAAACGCTATGAAAAAGGTATATTGTAACAACCTTCTGGCAAAGGTGCTGCTTGCGTTCAGTTCTTGCCATACGATAACAATCGGTCCGTTTGTTTTAAGCAAGCGACCGGAAGAGAAAATCACTCAGAAAGTGAGAAACCATGAGTGTACCCACGCCCGTCAATGGGTTGAGATGGCAGTTGCCACCGGTACAGTTATCTGGATCTTGCTGTTGTGTTTTGACCTTTCCGCCTGGTGGCTGGTACTGGCCGGGCTGGCATTCTATCTCTGGTATGGTGTGGAGTGGCTGGTCAGGGCGGTACGGTTGAAGGATGCCGGCAGGGCGTATAAGACGGTATCGTTTGAGAGGGAGGCATATTCCAACGAGGATGATCCGAATTATATTGAGAACAGTAATTATTTTGCATGGGTGAAGTATTTGTTTTAATTTTAAAATTTGCATTATGGACTTGAATAATATAGTTGGCTTTAAAGCTGTGGATAAAAACGGCAACGAACGACAGGTGACCGTCGATGAGATGACAGAATTAGTTTCCGCACGGATTGTTTCCGCTGCATCAGAAATATCAACATTTGCTGCCGCTGCGGCAACAGGAAATGACGTGTATGAGAATGAACTTCCGACAGTGACGGATGCCGCAAATGTAAGAGTTTTACAAAGTAGCGGAGATGCGGCAAAAATGACGATGCAGTCGCTTGCATCAAAACTGGGAGGACTAATGAACAGTTTGAAGCTGTTCCCGTTTATGCCCAAAGGTATATTAAGTACAGACGAAGAGGTAAATAGTGCAACTGCAAGCGGAATGTATCATGTATTCGGACGAAACGGAATTAGTGTTGTTTCAAATTATTCCATAATGATAGTTTTTAACGATGGACAAGGATATGTCATTCAAATGACATTCCGTCTAGGTGAGGATGTTGTTGGTTTCCGCCGTAATTATAATGGGGAATGGGGAGATTTTAGGTCTTTTGTATTGGCTTCTTAGAAACATGGATTACCTTTGCACCGCACATGGCGTTGTGCATATCAGGATCGGGTGGCACCGGCTTGTACCGGGCCACCCGTTTTTTAATCATGTCTAAGATACGGTTTGCCAATTACCCCAAGTATTACTATACCATTTCACTCGATATTTATAGATATTTCCGCTATAATTATATAGTTTCTGAATACAACAGATATTAGGTTTGCCGATTACAACTAATACACAATTACGGACATATTCTAATTCTGAAGGTTGTGTTAGTAAGTAGATTCCGCTATATTGCATAGAATCTAATTTGTCTTGAGATTCTATGCTTCTAACATCTCTGAACCTTAACCACGTATCATTTATCCCCAACAGTTCTCCCAGAAGTGGATTAATCAGGTGTAGGTGTAATTATTTCACCTGTAATATTGGAAAAATCAGAAAGGTCTATTGTTGAGAAAATCGGTCTTGTTCTTCTAACTAATGATACCTTATACGAGATGGAAGAATCATCCGACTTAGGTAACACATACAATTTACTATTTGCATATTTAAAATCGCACCAATGCGCCCCCATATATTTTATTTCTATGTTTTTAGATCCAGTAGGTATTGACATCACTCTATAAAATGCAGTATTAGCTCCCGAATAGACATATATTTCTATCAACGAAGAAGAAGTATATAAACCATTAGAATCAGCTTTATAGTCAATAATCAGACCTTTTCCTCTTTCTATATCAGTTACTACAAATATTTTACTCATTAATCCATTCTTATTAGCCGTAGCTGTACCAATCAGTTCTCCCAGAAGCATTTTTTGTGGTTTATTTTGTAAATACAGAAGATTCTTTTAACTTTAAAAACAAAAAGTTGAATATGTTAGAGAAGATCAGATACCGTTTGGTTTATAACCGACAAAACAAGTTAAATCGACAAGGGACAGCCCTAGTCCAAATAGAAGCCTATTTGAATCAGAGAAAGGTATATTTTAAAACCAATGTTTATCTAAAGCCGGAGTGTTGGAGTAAGGATGGCGCTCAAGTAATTAACCATCCGCAATCGAATGAGCTTAACGCAATGCTATACGAGAAGATACTGGAGTTGCAGGCTATAGAACTTAGCTACTGGAAAAGAGGGCTTGAATCAAACCTTTCCACGTTAAAGGAGGCTGTAAAAAAGGGAATTAAACCAGTTGTGTCGTTTTTAAAATTTGCAATACAAGCGATAGAGAATTCTGATAGAAAACCGGGAACCAAGGATAATATGCTGGGTACGGTAGCCACTTTGAAGGAATTTCGGAACGTGATAGAGTTTACCGATATAAACTATACGTTTCTAAAGGAGTTTGACGCATTTCTGCGCAACAAAGGATTGAAGGTAAACACGGTAGGAAAACACATGAGAATACTGCGTACCTTGGTTAACGAAGCAATAAACGAAGGTTATATATTACAGGAGGCATACCCTTTCCGTAAGTTCAAGATCAAGAAAGAGAAGAAGGAACATAACTTCCTGATGCCCGCAGACTTGGAGAAGCTGGAGAATCTTGAACTGCCGGACAGGAAGAACAACAGCCGGCACATACTGGACGCATTTCTCTTCTGCTGCTATTGCGGGCTGAGATTTTCCGATTTTAAACAACTTACCTATAAAAATCTCGTAACAGTTGACGGAAAGGAATGGCTAGTTATGAATAGCATCAAAACAGGCGTAAAACTCAATATTCCGCTATATCTGCTGTTTAACGGAAAGGCACTGGGCATAATGCAGGAGTACGACAGTATCGAACAACTGGCTGCATTAGGCTGCAATTCGGACACCAACAGGACATTGCAGAAATTGGGAAGAATGGCGCATATCGGCAAGAAGTTTACCTACCATACCAGCAGACACACTTGTGCCACTCTCTTGGTTCACCAAGGCGTTCCGATAACCACCGTCCAAAAACTCTTGGGGCATACATCGGTCAAGACAACAGAGATATATTCCGAGGTGTTCGATGAAACGATCATCAAGGATTTGACAAGGGCTAACCAGAAGTATTATAATCGTAGAAATGTAAAACAAAATCAAATAAAATCTCAAAAATCCCCGGAAAAATACCTCAGGCAGTAGAAATCTATAGGAGCTATCTGTTTTATACTTGTTTTTCCGACTTCAATATATTCATATTTTATTTGTAAATAAAAATGTAAATAATTTACCCTTATTTTTCTATGAATATTCCTTATGTTCTATATTTTTCCCTTATTGTTCTAGAAGTAAAAAATATTGCATTAATGGCAATTTTTTAAGAAGATTGGTTTTTGTTTCAAAATTGGCTCCTTATAACTAATTAATATAATTTTCTTTTTGTATGTCGTTTTAGAATTGATATCTTTGCTATTATCTTCAAAGTCTGAGCAAACGATATATAGGATATTGGACAGCAATGATGTGCCAAGACGTCCCAAGGTTAGAGGTGTAAGAAAAATATTTGTCACGATAGAGGAGGATGTAGCTGCTATCTTAGATAAGGAGCAATCGGTATCATTATATGTCAATGAGGCTATAAGATTCTATCACAGTAACCGGCATTAATTGCCGGTTATTTTTTTATTAAAACTATATTTAAAATCACGTTTTGAATCGTGTTGTTTAGATAAATTAAAGTCATATCATTTCGCAATACCCTAAAAATACCCATGAGAAAAAAAATCTTAAAAATATACCAATACTTTTTGTATAACACCCGATATTTTTTTATTAAAGCTTTGATATATCTTAAAAATATACCAATTATATATTATATTTTTTCGACACATAATAAGCCAAGGAGGCGACAGAATAAATTGCAGCGCAATCATCTGAACCATTATAATCCAATATCCCATCCATAAACTCATTGTATTGCGGGATCTCATCATAGTCTGCACGAAACATCACATTATTTTTGATAAAATCCAGAAAAGCAGATACCCTAGCATCTGTTCCCATATTTTTATGCATAATTCTGACATCATATCTATCCCTTAAGCCCCGTGCTATGGGGAAATAATTTTTCTCACTTTCAAACAACACTTCCACAGGAGATATGCCCTCTAAAAATGACAGGAGAACAGTCTCATCAAATGATCCTGTATATGTCACATTATCTATATATATTCCCTCATTTACATAGCACGAAACGATAATGAACTTTCCGGCATATTCGGGAAGAACATATACAAGTCTTGTCCCCTGAATATTTTTAGACATATCAAAATATCTCATATCTTTATTTTCCTGTTTAATTTTACTTCGTTTCCTTTTCAAAGAGAAACGAGTATATTCATCCTTGAATACCCATACAGTAATATATCGCAGACAATCCACCAAGTGACCGTATCTCTCATAAGACTGTCCTGTAATCTTATCCTTTACTCTTTTTTTCAGCACCCCTCCATTAACGTCCTTCTTGGCATTGTTATAATCGACTATCGAGTTTTTACATCCATCATCTACCGAAAATGACATACCCGAGCCTCCATCGAGCATGTAGTTTACAAATTCACCTGACATCGGTACGGACGGGTTAGAAGCCGGTATCCTCTCCTCAACATGGTAATCGCTTTCCAGCCCTTCCACGAACTTATCAAGAAACGATCTCTTCTCTTCGTCTATAGTGTTCCCGTTTTTTGTCGAAGCATCTCCGTACAGATACAGCATATCATTATACCTTATTGATTTCAGGTAATCTACCGCCATTTTTGAAGCCTGTGTTACCGTGTTGAACGGATCACTGGCGCATATCTCGTTAAACTGCCTTATACTACTTCCATCCACCTGGAAAAATGATATTGAAATATAAGGGAGCACATTGTTATCAATTGATATATGAACCGGCATCCCTTTAATGTAGTGTGTCGTTTTTATGTGTTTGTTTGAATCAAATGCATACAGGAACTCTCCTCCTGTCTTAATGCTTCCCCATTCTCCCAATGCGTATACCCTGTAGTAATTATAATCATGATCCTTGTACCATTGGTAATTAGATATCGTCTGTCTGTCATAGTATCCATACTTCCCGTCCGGAGAACCTACTACCCAGAAGTTGTTCTTATACGAAGAATGCAGCTCTACCGTATCCGATGGATATCTTTCCATTTTTCCCGTACGCTCATTAGCTATCATTCTAGATTTATTATATCTCTTTCCTAATATCCGGCTATAATCCTTAGGTAATAAACTCCTTTTTATCGGATATCTTACTTTCCCGTACAAATCATTCGGATGCTCATCCCACTCGTATGTATCAAGGATCTTGGTTTTTATCCACGAGTCCTCTGATACTGGATTAAAGTTGCATATAATCTGTAGGCCCTCCTTTCCTCGTAGGCGGAAACGTATTTGTGTGAAATCCTCATATTCAAACTCAGTGGCCTCTTCCATCACTATCCAGCGATATCCTGTGATAGACTTTATCTTCTCGGGATCGTCCAATCCTGTAAAATCGATTTTGCAACCATTTATACAGGTTATATTATTTTCCTTTGGAGCGAAAAACTGACTCAATTGAAGAGCTTTCATTTGGGTCTTAAACTCTTCATATACCGTATTCTTAAGACTGGCTCCAACTTTTCTCACAACGAGAGCCGAACCCTCTCCGGAGAATACAGACAACAACACGGATTGTGTCGTAGATACAGATTTCCCTGATGAGGAACCACCTCTGTTTATAATATACCGGATATCCTTGTCATGCATCGCCTCACGGATATGCCAAAACAGGGGATTAAACAATTTATACGAGAACACCATCTCTATCATTGCTCGTCCCCAATTATCATGCGCACATTGGTACTGACATCACTTTTTACTGGAGCATCCCATCCAAGCATCTTGCTTATCTGTGTAATGGCGGCTATTTTGCTATATAGCCGTATCTCTACTCCATATTGAGTATTCTTAATCGATTGGATGCAACATCGGACTGGTTTTGGTATATCATCAAGAGAACGGACAATAAACGTATCTTTACTTTTTAATTGAAGATCTATAGGGTCTACATTTACCACATTTGTAAGAAAACGCAATGCATCTTCCTTCTTCATGTCAGACTTTTTTAAGATATCAGCCTGCAATTCATTTACACGGGATGCGACAGATGGATTTCTCAGCAATTCAAATGCACGCTTACTAACGACCCCATCCTTCCATCCAATACTATTAGGGTAAGCTTTCCGATATGCATCTGTAGCATTACCTGTTTCTATATAATAATGACAGAAATTTTCTCTATTTGCTACGAGTTTTTTCCCCATAAAAGTCTTTTCGTCCGAAGAACGTACCGTGCTCCTTTACACGGAAACATTATAATTCAAAGTTACAAAAAATCTGAATAAAAACAAAACTTGTCATTTAATTCATTTTCTTAAAAGTTCTTTATCATGTAAACCGTGATCACAAGCTGTCTTATAAGCTCGATCCCGTAGTTCGTTCAAATTAATATTATTCATTGTCTATTTTTTTATAATCCTTACATCCATTACGATAAAAACCACCATCATATAAATCACTGTAACCATGGTTCACTTTAAACCGAAGAGGATGGTTTAGCGCACAAAGATCACTATAGTGCTGTTTAGCTGATTCTTCAATTACTTTCTCCATCTCATCATCATCTAATACCCTTTCGTCCGGTTTAAAATTCTTGCATGTATCACAGTAACGGATAGGTTTACGTTCTCCTTTTTTCCCTGAAGGCTTTTTAAACCCTTTTAGCCAACAGCTTTCGTCTTTGATAGGGCAACATCTACAGTAATCATCAATATCGTAAAATTGACAGTAACCGTCACAGAACCATTCTCGAAACTCTGTAAGCATTTTCTCTTTTATAAGTTCTTCCTTCATTTCCTTATTCCTAATTTAATTTCTTCATCCTTGATTATTTTCCCAATCTTATCGGCTTCCTCATATCGTTCCTCCCTTATCAACTTTCTTTGCAGCTCCGAGAGCTGGTTAAGGAAAACAATATCGTTACGATCTGACACACGACGGACATATCTTTCTATATCATCCAGCTTATTCTCCATGCGTATATGCCACTTGCTTACCAAAATTAAAGTAAATGCTAGAGCACAAACATTTAATGAGGCAAGGATGAATTTAAATATTGATTCTGCTATTTCCATAATCATATAAGTTTTAATGCTTCCTGTAAACCTGCTTCAAGTGCGTCTTCGTAGGTGACATATACTTTATATCCATTCCCTTTGTTTATTTCGTTCTCCATCCAGTCGCTTTCTTCTGTTGGAACATTGAAATCACAAAAAGAAAGCGTCCATCTTTTTCCAATAACAGGTTCTACATATACATACACACCTCTTATTTCACGAAGCCACTTTTGTGCAACGGACTGAGTGGGACGACTATAACACAATTTTGGCAAATTCTTATTTGTTCGGAACACAGATTGCATTATCCGATTATTGTCCTCTTTAATAATATCTTTGCAATACTCATTAAACCCTTTCTCTTTCAGCAACTTCGCTGTTTCTAATGTCACAAATTCTTCGGTCATAACTATTTCTTTTTTAATTCATTCAACACTTTCTTTACTAATTCATAACGTGGTAATTGCCAATCCTTCGCAATATCATCTATTTTATCGTCATAATGATTGTCGTAAACATACTGATTTAGGCTGTCAACAAACCCATCACCATCAAGTCCTTCGTCACAATCATCATACATATCAAGTTCATAGGCTAACTCGGAACATTCACAGTGGGATACCCAGTCATAAATACAACCGTCATAAACATTGGTCTGTCTGTTGTATTTTTCTCCAACGGAAATTACTCCACCGCAAAAATTGCACCTGTGCTCTTTACGAGCGACAGGAGTTTTATATCTTAATACTTTCATAGTTATTCTTTCTATTATTTTCACACTCTTCACAATGCAACTTATAAGCATGAGCAAACATTCCTAGAGTAACAGGTTCAAAGTGAAAATCTGCCTGTTTATCTTCAATGACAACTGAAACATATAATTGTCCATCACAAAAATCAATATATGCCATAGCATCGTCATTCCCTTTAATGGAAAGTGTTTGTGTCTGTACGCTATTCATTATTCACCTCCTTTAATCTTTTAATTAGTGCATCAGCGCAATTAACCGCATATTTAGCGATTGCATCAGAATTACCCCCACGGTCATCTGCTATAACAGCCTTAATAATATCTTTCGCTAGTTCATATCGCCTCTGTTCCCAGTCGATAGCTGAAAAATCAAGTTCGCATTCTCTGTAAACCATGTTATCACACACATATAAATAATCTCCGCTATGTGGAGAGTTGATGTTTAATTGGGGAGTTACATCTACCAAAACTCCTGTTGATTTTATTCTTGCTTTCATTGTTCCTCCTTTGTTTTAAAGTGTTCAATCAGTTCATTTACGGTAGCCTTGTGAATGACGTCCAAATTCACGTCAACATCATTGTAAACCCAATAAGTAGAGAACTTGATTTCAGGACACAGAATCCATTTATCCCCATCGATAAACCATTGGTACTTGTCCGTATCATCCCTCAATGCAGCAATGGCCAGGAATAGTTCTTCATTCGTTCCGCAATCAATAAGACCATCTATTTCTTTAAGACCATTTGTATCATAATCGTCCAATGAATAAACCGAATTAATTCCATATACACAAGTAAATAGATTATTATAACCTAAATATGGATTACAATAATAGCCAAGTTCTTTTAATCTATTTCTAATATTAGTAGTGTTTTTACATATAAAGCACTGTGTTGTAAATCCCATAATTATTCGTTTTTTAATAATCCTGATTTCTTCAATTTCTTTCTAAAATTCTTTTCATTTAAGGCTTGTTCATAGTAGCAATTAGGTTCTATGACCGTTTCAGCCCTAGTTATAGGAAGCCCATTCATACCAATAGAAACATTATGTATAATAGAAGCTCTCTTTATATCCCCTGTCTTAACGTTAAAAGAGAATAATATATGCCCTGGATTCCTCTTAACTTTTTTAATCAATTTATATTCTGTTTGTTGTTTTTGTAGATACTCTATCTGTTCTTTAGAAAGATCATCTTTTGTTACAATAGGTACTATATCCATTTACTTTTCCTCCTTTCCAACTTTAACATATCCGTTTTCAATGCACCAGCACAACATATCATAGGCTGCATCAATAGGCTCTTTACTTTCTGTGATATTTCCGATAGACCTAGTATAAGATTCCACATACAAGCATGTATAGCTATCTGCAAATTTTTTGATGGTCAGCACTTCATTGCCGATGAAACAAGGTAACTTGTCGAGAATATCCGGCAAGGTGTAGATATGGTATAATCCAAGTTCTTGTAAATGTTTCATTTGCTCGAATGACAATACCTGTTTCATTTCTTTTCCTCCTTCATTTTAATCTCTGTTACTTTTCCACGACACTTAAATTCGGTATTTATCACTTCTGATTCCGAAGCTAAATTAATCCAACATAGACACGCGATTCCAAATTCATCTTGACATAAATCACGTAACGAACATTTTGAACAATCTTTATGTTTCGTTTCCTTCAATTCATGTAGCACCCCATCTATTATTATTCCGTTCTTTATTTCCATAATCAATCTCCTTTTTCTTTAATCCGTTCCAGTACATCCCTGTTGGATTTGAGTATCTCGTCAAAAGAGGGGATGGGAAACCATGCCAGCACGATACTGTTTCCGTGAATCCATCTTTCCTTTGTATCTAAATTGCTGCTTCTACGAAACTTTTCTTCTCGAATACATGGTGTGCCATAACACATCACCAAAACAAAAACTTTTTGCCCCTCTTCCGGCAACCGTTCATTAACACTAATCCACGGTGATTGCTTGGATTGCCATTCGGCACCTTGAACGAAATTAATCTCTCCAAACTTTGCCAAATCTTTACCAAACAAAGTTCTATCAACTGTCCTATGATTAAACAGGATATTTTTCCTTGCCGCTTCTTCTACTGTATGTTTCATATATTCCTTTATCATAATTCGTCAAACTCTTTTTGTAATTCTTTTATCTTACTATCCAAAGCATACAGATATAACTGAAAGAAATTCTTACCAAAAATTTCTTCCTTTAATGGTACATCATTGTGCATCCTGTTGTATGTAAATATCAATCCACCACCATATTTTATGTTAGAATTTTCAAGTGCCATCTTATGATCTTTGTATTCCTCTATTTTATTGTTGAGTTCTATTGCTTTGTTGAATTTATCTTTATCCATATTTCTCCTTTCCATCTATCCTAGCAGCATATACATTGCTACTAGGAATAGGTAATAAATTGTTGTTTTACTCATTACTATATTGATTTACACTAATTCAATTATATCCTTCTTTAAATTAACAAATAAAGGTATTGCAGACATGCCCCCATTGTAATCCAACTGTCTTAAAGATGGGACAACCTCTCCGTTATCATCAATTTCATAATCTGCGATATAGGCTAACTTCTTTGCTTCGGGAACCAATATCCTTTCATTGTTCCTTTCATGAGCCATGACCGTTATACAGACCTTGCTTCCAACAGGAAATCCTTGGTTGGATTCAATGTATTCCTTTTCCAACTGAATTTTCTGATTCTTCAATTCCCTTATTTTTGAATCAATATCATTTTTCTTTGTCTGAAATTCTTCTTTGTTCATTTTTATATTATTTTGAATTATTTTTTTTTATAACTACCGCCATTGTACTAACAGAAGTGCCACTCTCTTTAAACTCGCCTGCGCTGATTTCAAACACTTCTCCATGTACTTCTTTCAGCCAGTTGCGGAAATCAATACATTTCTTTTCCGAAGCGAATTTCCAGTGTTGGCTAGTTATTGCTGCAAGCGTGCCGCCTTCTTCCAATCGATCATACATAAGCCTGACATGCTCTATATCCTGATTACCGGAAAACGGAGGATTTGCAATAATCTTAGTGTAACTACCTACACTGTATTTGGTAAAATCTTCATCAAGCAATATTACGTTGTTAAGGGTGTGAAGAAATTCTCTGTTTTCTGGCATCAGTTCATAACATTCAACCATTACAGAAGGACAAGCTCGGTGGATTGCTTTAATAAGCGCGCCACGCCCGGCACTCGGCTCCAGTACCGTATCATCCTCATGTATCCCTCCGGCAAGCATAACCAGCCAGTCGGCAACATCAGACGGAGTTTCAAAAAACTGGTAATCCTGCTGTAGGTTGCACCGTTTACCCTCTTTCAGTATGGAAAACACACGTTCCGGATTAAACGGGAACGTAAAACCCTGTATTTTCCCACCTTGCCATGAGCCTCCGGCTTCTTCTATCCACTTCTTTGCTTCAGCATAAGACTTTTTGTTAAATTGAACTTGAGGAAGTTTCAGAACACCGTCCTCAAGAGTACAATGTTTCAATATCTCTTCCACACTCCATTTTTTGCCTTCGTCAGCCTGCTTTTTCTTTTCAGCTATCGGAACATCCGGCGCTAACAGTGAAGATATTTTTTCTACAACTATGTTGCTTGCGTCCATGAAGGCACTGACGCAAGATATCGCTTCGATCAAGAAATCGGTGTCAACATGCCCGGTATTGTCATAGATGTCTACCCCTTCGGTCATGGATGACAGTTCATTGAGCTGCGCAACACTACCATGTAACGTTTCGATTAAAATCTTTTTTTTGTTCGTCATAACTTTTCTGTAAATAAATTCTAGTTGTGTCTACACTCCCATGACCTAAAAGGTCAGCCAGTTGAATAACATCTTTGTTTTTTTTCAGGAACATTTTAGCAAAGAAATGGCGAAAGGCGTGTGCGTGCATCTTCCTTGGATCAATGCCGCAATGTTTCCCCCATGCTTTCAAGTGCTGGGAAAAGCCTCTCTGGGTCAACGGTCCGAATCTCCCTACCGCAAAAAGCCCGGTCTTACCATGTTCCTTAGCATAGGCTTTCGCTTCTTGCTGCAATTGCTTTTGGAAGAAAAAACGTCTGTACTTGTTACCCTTTCCTTTTAATGTCACTTCCCCGGATATGATGTCTTCCCACGTAAACTGCTGGAATTCCGACAGACGGGCGCCCGTTGTTCCCAAAACCTTAATAAAGAAATAGTAATCCTTATTGTTTTTTGCCTTGAGATATTCCAACAGCCGGTTATATTCCTCCTCGGTCGGCACATTGTTCACATCAAGTTTGCGCTTTATTTTGGGACGCTTCAGTTCTATAGGCTTCTTTAGCCATTTAGAAAATCTTTCGATTGCTGTAATCCGCAAACGGATGGTAGCGGGAGATAATTTTTCTTCTTCAAGACTTTTTATAAACCTCCTGCAATTATCCATGTTTACCTCATTGGCGTATTCGAAATACTTCTTTATGGATGTGTAATATACATCAACTGTATGAGAAGAGTAATCATTGTTGTCAGTCAGCCATATAATGAAATCATTAAGTTGTTTCTTGTTCTTATCCGAAATGACATCAAGTTTTTCCAAAGGTTTCACCGCCTTTTCCCTTTTTCCATATCCGATGTTGAGATAGGATAATAGATCGCATATAGCTGAACACATTAGCGAATGACGCACCATGACATCTGCATTTTCACGCTTGTAATTCAAATAACCACGGCGGTTCACTTCTTTGGTCATTTCTAAAAAATCCGTGACATGCTTGATATATTTCCCGACAGTATCATAAGTCCTGCCTGTTGTGTATAAGTAAGAAATATAATCAGTTAATATCTTCTGCCTATCATTATTCATAATCTTGTTTAATTAAATTATACCAATCATTGCTATCTTCAAAAAAACATCTGTATCCATTAGCCGTATGTTTGCCTCTCACTTTCCGACATATAGCACTGATCAGAGAAGGAGCCACGCCAATCATCTTACCAGCCATTTGTATCGAAGGGAATACTCCACATAATTTCTCATCCTTTATCAAAACAACGCTCTTTTTATTCATGCCTGCACCAGTCTTATGCCAAGCCCCACGTCCTTTAGACAGATTTTTTATACTTCTGGCCTTGGAACGTTTTGAATGATAAACCATTTTACGACCCTTGTTGCGAGAAACACAACCCTTTAAAAATCGTCCGGTAATAAAGTCTCTCTCAAATCGCTCAGGCGGTATATATAATTCACTCATATCTAATCAGTTTTAAATATTAATCTTTTTCGATGAAAGTGTTAGTCGTGTTTATCACACCAGCAGAATCAACGCTCTTACCATCCCGGATAAACACTTTTTCTCGCATTAACTCTTCATAGTCATATCGTGACATTCCGATTACACACACACGACCATCAACATACAATTTACATTTCATTAATTCAGTTTCTTCTATCGGACCGATAACATCTATTTGAATTGTTCTTTTATTCATAATTCATTCCTTTCTATACCGTTATTAGTTAATTGGCAGTTTCATAAAACACATCCACATAGTCTTTCCATGTCTTCCAGTAGTATGGCCGAAGAGTGGTTGCCGATTGATGGCACTCAATACTTCCCTAACTGTTATCTGATCCTCATTCCATTTGAAAATCAGAACTCCGTAGTCATCCAGAACACGAAAGCATTCATCAATTCCCTTTTTTATCACCCTTGGCCAATCTTCAGGAAGTTTACCATACTTCTTGGCTAACCAACTATTTTTACCAACCTTTAGCAAATGGGGTGGATCAAACACTACCAGTTTAAAGGATTTATCCAAAAACGGCATATCGGTAAAGTCCGATACGATGTCTGGGTGGACTTTCAGATTTCGCCCATCACAAAGAATGTATTCTTCGTCCCTAATGTCAGCAAACAAAGCCAAAGGGTTTTCTTTGTCAAACCAAAACATCCTACTGCCACAACAGGCATCTAATATTATTTTTGTTTCACTCATTTCTAATCTGTTTTACGCCTATTCATAAGGGTTTGTTTTACAGTAATTTTTATTTTCTGACATATTCAGTAGCTTATTTAAAGAATCATCTGAAAGAAGATGTTTGTTGCTAAAGTTTCCAAGCATTGAACGAGGTTCAATATTTTCATATCTCATAAATTTCTGTATCTCGTATATATGAAAAAGTAAACCTTCACAATCTACTTCATAGTATTCAATGCCATCGTCATTACTGGCCGATACTTCGTAACCAATCCATCCACCATCTCCAATATAAGTACTTATCTCAATATTACGGCAAAAACCGTAACTGATAAGTAATAGCCTTAATACATCTTTTCCACTCATATTCATTCCTATCTTGTTTTGAGCTTTTCAGACTACATCATTAATACTAATTTCTCCTTTCAATACTCGTTCTACCTGCCGGTCAAGTAATTCTTGAAATTCTATTTGGCATATAAGAGAGCAATCCGGTATCATCTCTTCCGGCATTTCTCCACGGTTAGGAGAAAGCTCATCAAGAAATATTTTTCCAGATTGGTCTTTCAGACACGTTGCTCCTACTTCTCGTTCAATTTTAGCCATCCGATCAAACACATTCGGGAAATCCTTCCGTATCTTATTCCAGTAGCCCATTCCACCTTTGACACAACCGATACAATTATTGTTATTGTAACCCATCTTGTACATGGCAGGGATTTCAATGCCAGCTTTCCAAAGCATTCCCATTGCATCTTGCTTGGTTATCTGTCGCTCGATAAGTGGGAACAACGGCTTTGTATCAGGATATTGCTGTTTAAAGCGGACAGCACGGTTTATTTCTTTCGGGTCAAAGTCGAATCCCCAGACTTGACCGTCCCAATTTCCCAACTCTTTTTCCAGCTTGTAACGGACTTGTTTCTTTAATTCGAATGTGCAAGCTGCACCAGTAGGACCATTAATAAATCTTTTCTTAGCCAACACATCCTCTACGTTAAGATACTTATCGCTGCGAATGGTATGAATTGGCCGCCCGTACCATCTCTCGCAATCTGAGATAAATCGGACATTATCTGGATGCCCGGAACCTGTTTCGATATAATAGAGTTGTACATCGTTATACAAGTTCAATGCTATCTTACAAGCTACTGCGGATGTTACACCGCAAAAAAACCATGCTATTATCATTTGATTCCTTTCTAATCAATTTTACACCTTTCTTAAATCCTTCAATAAAAGCATCTGAGCAAACCCTTTGTATTTCGGGTAAACAAACACCTCTACTTCGATTTAGAGGACACGTAGCGCAAGCCTGGCTTCGTCCGTTGGCTTGCTTTGCTGCTTTAGTTATTCCTTTCATAATTTCGACAACCATTGTTCATAAATACGTGAGGCTACGTGCGCCATCATAACGGGTGGTACACTCATTCCACAGATATAAT